CGCTCCGCGGAGCGATGCGGCTGACCGGCGGCGACTACTTCGGCTCGACCGCTCGGATGGCGCGCGCGGGTGAGAACCCTGATCCAGACCTCCAGGAGAATATCCTCGACCAGCTGATGAGCATGTCTGGGGTCCGCGCATGGCTCGCGATGCCGGACGGGCCGGACGCCGACCGCGCGCTCGACCGCATCGCCGGCGTCGCCGCGACCCTCGGCACCGGGCTTTCCCAGCTCAAGATCGCGGCGCTGCTCAAGGCGAAGAAGTCCACGCAGGGTCCGCTGTTCAAGCCGCTGTCGGCCGAGGCGGCTGAGGTCGGTCGCCAGCAAATCGGCTCTTCAGGGGCATCCCCGGAAACAGCGATGGGTCCACGGCGCAGCCAGAGCGAGGCCCAGCGGCCGAGCGGCATCTCATCCATCCAGGAGATCGGGTCGGTTGGGTCGAGCGTGCGAGACCAGGTCAGGCAGTCGCAGGCGGACGAGCTCGTCCGCCAGGCGATCGCTCACCCGCTGGCCGGCGACCCGTTCGGTACTGGTCGCGGCTCTGGCTCTCGGATGGCGCCGATGTCCGGCGGCGCCGCGAGCTCGGGCTACCAGGGGTTCGTGATGCAGAAGTTCGGCAGCCCGCTGGCGGGGCGATCGCCTCACCCTGGGGTCGACCTCGCGTTCCCCCCCGGGACCGCGGTGACGGCTCCGGTCGACGGGGTCATCACTCACATCCGCGACGGGTCGGGCATGGAGGCGGGGAAGGCCGTCCACATCCGCGCGGACGACGGCTCGGAGTGGAAGCTCTACCACATCGACCCCAAGACTTTCCCGGCCGGGCTGCGCGTCGGTCAGCGGATCGCGAAGGGCACGCCGCTCGGGAAGACGTTCGACTTCCCGGCGTGGAAGGACACCGGCGTCCGCACCCACCTGCACGTCGGCCACGTCGGGGCGTCGGGCGCGCTGCTCGACCCGATGGGGCCCGGTGGGATCTCACCCGGAGCGCTGACCGGAGGAGCATCGCCGTCCGCGGCCTCGTTGGGCGGAAGCGGTGGGTCCAGCGGGCTGGCCGGCGGCGCCGCGTCTCACGTGACGGCCGACGTCCACGTCCACGTCCACCAGGACCAGTCTGGACGCCCGGTGGCCCGCGTGCGCGCCCCGACACCAGCGATCACCAGCTCGCCGGGTCAGCTCTTCGGGGGCACCAGGTGACCCGCAAGGTCGTCGCGTCAACCGGCGACGTGCGCGACGTCAACTGCACGTGCGACGTCCTCCACGTCGCGCGGAGCGCGCAGTTCAACGTCGGTGACGTGCTGAAGCAGATCGTCGTCGCCCAGGGTCTCCTGGCGACCGGCTCGACCCTGCCGGCGAACGTCAACCAGGCGTACGGCGGTCAGGGAGGTACGGCCTGGCTCGGGGAGGGCTCGAGCGACGTCATGGCCGCCTCGTGGTCGAAGGACGTCGACGGCGTGGTCGGGACGCTGTCACTCCACCTCAAGCCGCGCACGCGGTACCTGGAGACGATCCTGCCGGGCGACCTCCTGGTCGTGTTCATGAGCGACGTGGGTGGCTACGACCCGAACCAGCGGTTCGCCGGGACCCTGGTGTCGACCGTGGTGGTCGACCGCGTCGCCGAGGACACGACCATCCAGAAGATGGCGACCGTCGACACCATCACCGTCACCGCGCGCGACCTCGCCGTCGTGCTGTCGGAGTCGTCGACGGTGTTCGACCAGGCGTTCGCTCAGATCGAGAACGCCGCGTTCACCGGCGACTTTATCGGGAGGTTGTTCGGCGAGAAGAAGCAGCTCGCCCTGAGCCCGCTGGAGAACGTGCTCGTCCTCCTCCTGCTGCTCTACGACGCCGACGAGACGGGGAGCAAGCTCACGGGTCTGCAGTGGCGGATGTCGGGGTCCACGTCTGGTGACCTCTCTCAGCTGGTGTCGCTCATCGACGTCACGACCTTCGTCCAGAAGCCGCTGCCGTTCTACGCCGTCGCCGAGCCACCTGGCATTATTCAGGCAGGCAACGTGTGGTCGCTGCTCGAGAGCTACTCGAACCCGCTGGTCAACGAGTTCTTCGTCGACGTCAGGGACAACACCTTCTTCGAGCAGGAGTTCCTGAGCAGCCGAGGGTTCGCCGCGGAGTCGACGTACTTCTCCAGCAACCCCGGCGACGTCGCGTCCCAGCTCACCACGGTGTCCGACGTCCTCGAGAGCAGGGTGTTCGGGAACACCCCGGCCGCCAACACCTCGACGCCGGCGCTGGTGTTCCGCCAGCGCCCGTACGACGACGACGCGTTCAACATGCTGCCGACGACCGCGGTCGACTCGACCGAGGTGGAGGCGTTCTCGATCGCGCGCTCCTCGCACGACGTCGTCAACTGGTTCCGCGTCAAGTTCCCCGGTCTCGACGTCAAGCTCCAGGAGCTGGTCGCCGGGATCCGGATGGTCCCGCAGTCGGTGGCCAAGTTCGGCTTCCGCCGCATGGAGGCCGAGACGCGGTACATGTTCGCGTCGAGCGCGGCGTCGACCACGTTCAGCCAGGGCAGCACGAAAGCCGACTTCGGCGACGTGTTCCGCGGGTACATCGGCCTGCTGTCGGCATGGTACGGGCAGAACGAGTACTGGTACGCAGGTCAGATCACGACGCGGTTCATACCGGCTATCAGGGTCGGCACGCGCCTCCGCCTGAGCCGCCGCGGCCTGACCTACGACTTCTACGTCCAGGGCCTGCAGCACAGCTTCAGCAAGGAGCCTGGCGCGAGTCGCAGCTCGTTCACCTTGACGCGCGGCCGGGTGGTCGACGGCGCCACCGTGCCGTCGGTCTCCGTGGCGGACTTCCAGCACGACGGGTTCGACGTGCAGGCGGGTGCCCAGTGAGCGAGTGGTCTCACGACGGGCACCCGATCCAGGCCGGGCTCGGGCGCGCCGACTACATGCTGACCGGGCAGCGCGCGCACTTCTCGGCCGCCGACCTGCGCGAGATGGTCGTGGTCGCGCGGTACTACGTCGACGACCCGCGCAACAGGTCGAAGCGGTTCGTCGAGTACACGTGCCGCGACCTCCACACGGGCGAGCCGTATCCCGGCTGCAGGCAGCTCTCCCAGATGGGAGGAGTCGAGGACGGTGACGACGACACGCTCCGACCGACGACGTCGTTCCTGCCCGGGACCACGGGGACCACCGGGGCCCTGGTCAACGAGCACACCCCGGCGAAGGACGTCGACGGCGACCAGGTGCTCGTCGGGTTCATCTCCGGGTCCCGGTCGCGCCCCGTGATCGTCGGCGTGTTCCGGCACTCCGGGTCGCAGTACGGAGCCTCCGCGACCGAGGGCGAGCGTCGCCTGACCCGGCACAAGGGGACGACCATCGAGGTCAACCAGCTCGGCGAGTACACGATCCGTCACAAGAGCGGATCGGTGCTCGCGCTGCTCGACAGCGGCGACGTCCAGGTCCGCCCCGCGGCGAACAAGAAGCTGTTCCACGGCGACGTCGGCGCCACCGAGAACCACATGCTCGGCCAGCAGACCAAGCAGTTCCTCTCGGACCTCATCGACGCGCTCCTCGCCGCGACCTACCCGACCGGCGTCGGCCCGACTGGGCCGATGCTGCCGCCGTCGCAGGTCCAGCTGCAGGTGCTGAAGGCCAACCTCGACGACCTCCTGAGCGACATGGCCTTCACGCAGAAGGACCAGACCTGATGGCGACCTCGTCGTCCACGCTCGCGGCCCAGCTGCTCACGCTCGTGCCGGCAGCAGACGAGGCCGCCGCGGTGGTCACGCTGTCGAGCGCGTACGCCGTCTTCGCCTCCGGCGCCGTCGCCGGCGCCGTCCCGATCACCGCCGCCGGGGTCGCTCTCGGGAAGACCGCGATGCAGGCGGCGCTCGTCGGGATGAGCACCTCGGGCAGCGGGGTCTCCGTGCTGGTGTCCGCGACGCAGGCGTTCTGGAGCGCGGTGGCCGGCGGCCTGGCATCGTCGTTCTCCGGCGCGACCGCGGTCGTGCCGCCTCCGCACGCCGGGCTCGCCGCGCTGCTGGCGTCGACGTTCTCGACCAACACGGCGTCGAGCGCGTCCCTGCCGTCCGCGACCTCCGCCGTCGCGGACGACCTTTACAGCCAAGTGATCGTCGGAGGTAGTGTAACGTTCCCGGGCCCGGTGACCTCTCCCATCACGTGAGACCACGATGACGAACACCGCATTCATCTCCGCGCAGCAGCCCGACGGGTCCGTCGGGAGGCGCTACGCGAAGGCGTTCAGGTACGCGTTCGCGATGCTGCGGGCAGGGGAGGACCTGACGTCGCTGGACTCCGGTGGTGGACCAGCCGCCGGTCTCATCGACGAGGGCAGGTTCGTCGTGGTCACGATGCCTCAGGAGCTGAGCATGCGCGGTCCGTTCGCGACCGCGGTGACCGTGATGCAGGACGGAGGCAAGGTGGTCGAGTCCCGCGGCCAGGTCCTCCGGCCCGGCGCGATCTCCGGCACCACCGGGTTCCTCCCTCCGAGGGCGTCGGTGCCGCTGCAGGCCACGTCCGGGCGGCTCGTCCCGAACGTCTCGGACCTCGACGGTCAGCTCGGAGCGGTCTCCGGGTACCTGGCGTTCCGGCGGCTCCGCTACTTGTTCGACCTGTACGGCGACGAGCGCCGCCGCGGTAACCTGGACGTCGCCTTCTACTTCTTCGACTACAAGTCCGACGACTTCTGGCGGATCGAGCCGCAGACGTTCGACGTGCAGCGGACGAGCCGCCGGCCGATGTCGTACAGCTTCAGCTGCAACTTCGATTGCCTCGAGCGCGCCGACCCGACCGCGAGCCAGGACGCGTCCAGCTTCGGGGCCAGCCCGATCTCTTCGTCGAACGCGCGGGTCAACACGAGCAACGCAGGTGGGGCGCTATCCAAGGTCGCCGGTGGCGCCTCGGCAGCGTCGAAGTCGGCGATCTTGTCGACGGTGTCGCGGTTCGCCGACATGGTCACGAGCGGTCTCGACTTCCTCAAGTTCTGCGACGCGGTCGTCCAGCGCGCGTTCCAGTCGACGCTCAACCAGCTGGACAACGTAGTCGGATTTTTCGCTAACGTGCACGACACGTTCTTCACGTTGCTGAACACCGCTCCGACGCTGATGGCTCAGCTCAGCAGCTCGCTGGCCGGGTTGTTCAGCACCATCCACAAATTTGCGCCAGACAACATCGCGCAGGAGATCAACGCGTGGGCGCTGGAGGTGACAGTCCTCTCCGACCACATGGCGGTCCAGATCGGCGTCCTCAACGCGTCGCAGCCGCAGCGCGACGTCGTGGCGACCGACCAGCGGTTCTCGCGGGGCAGGATGAAGCAGGGGGCCCGCACCGACCTCATGCAGGAGCCCGGCGGCGGGTCGCTGGACGCCAACCCGTTCGTCGGCGCCTCGGGCCTGTCGCTGGTCACCGACGTCGACGGGGTCGCCAACACGTCGCAGTACGTCACGGTCGTCATCTCTTACGGTGAGGACGTGTACTCGCTCGCCAGGCGCGTGCTCGGGAAGATCGAGCGCTTCGTCGACATCGTGCTGCTCAACCAGCTGGAGTTCCCGTTCATCGTCGCGGACCCGGCCTCGAAGCCTCCGAACACCCTGGCCTGGGGGGAGAGCATCGTGGTCCCCGCCGCGACCTCCGCGCCGTCCGTCGTGGTGCCCGCGGCGGGTCGCGACGTCTCGATCCCGGCTGCGTCTGGCACCGTGGACCTGGCGTCGCTCCCGAGCCAGCTCTCCGACAGCACGGCGAGCTGGTTGACCAACCAGTGGGTCGGGTACTCGGTCACCGTGGCGACCGGAGCGCTGAGCCAGACGCTGATCTGCAATGGCAACACCGACAGCGTGCTCACCTTGAACGGTAACTGGAGCGTGACGGTAACACCCAACGTCACGACGTACTCGATCACCTACGTCCGCTTCGACCCTCGTCGCCCGGCTGACCAGGAGACGCAGGCGTACGGCGTCGACCTGCTCGCCGTGTTCGGCCCCGACGGCCGCTGCGACGCGGCGCTCGGCCCGACGGGCGACCTCGCGACCGTGCGCGGCCTCGACAACCTCTTCCAGGCGATCACGATCCGGTCGCGCACGCCGCTCGGCGCGCACCCGTTTCACAGGCAGTTCGGCACGCCGGCCCCGATCGGCCGACCATTCACCGCAGACGTCGCGGCGCTCTACTCGTTCTTCATCCGCCGGTCGTGGTTGTCTGACCCGCGGATCGAGAGGGTCCGCAACGTCCAGGTCAACGACGTCGGCGACACGCTGACGCTGAGCGCCGAGCTCCAGCCGGTCGGCACGCGCTCGGCGCGGTCGTTCAGCGTCCAGGTCGGAGGAGGGTGACGTGCCGACTGCCCTGAGGTACCTGACCTACCCGGAGGTCCTGGCGAACATGGTCGCTCACGCCCAGGCTCCGGCCGCCGCGGGTGGGGTCCAGTCAGTCATCGACCTCACCCCAGGATCCTTCTTCTTGACGTTGCTCGAGTGCGCTGCCCTGTCCGATGCGGACACGTACGTTCAGATGAGCAGGATCCCGAACCTGTTCTCGCTCGATTCATGTCGCGGGGACGACCTCGACCAGCGCGCGATCGAGATGGGTTCTGACACCCTGACCGTGCTGCGTCGCCGCCCGGCCAACACGAGCGTCACGGCGATCGTGGTCGGCAACGGCACGTTCCTCCAGACCACCGCGGTGTTCGCCGACGTGGCTTCCGGGGTGACGTCGTTCTCGGTGGTTGACGCGTCGGCGTTCCCCGCTTCTGGCGCGCTCACCATCAACGCGGGCGCGCCGAACGAGGAGGACCTGGTCTACACGAGGTCGGGTAACGTCGTCACGGTGGTGCTGTCCGGGACGACGGCGACGTCCCTGCAGCGGAGCCACGCGGCCGGCGAGGTGGTGGCGAGCGTGTCGATCCGGTCGACCCTCGCGGCGCCGGTCAACGCCGGCGCCGCGTCCGCTACCCTGCTCGCCGGCACCGGCGCGGCGTGGGCGGCCTCCGGGACGGTCATCTTCGACAGGTCGTCCGGGACGCAGGAGAAGATCGCGTTCACGCGCGCCGCCGACGTCTTGACGCTCGGGACGACGACCACGTTCGCGCACGTGTCCGGCGCGGTTGTGGTCCAGAGCACCGACGGGGTTGACCACGCGATCCCGAGCGGCTCTCAGCCGTTCGCCCCGCCCACCGCGTCCAGCGCGCAGGTCAACTTCACGGTGAGGCAGGCGGGCACGCTGTTCGACGGTGACTTCGTCAGCGGGCTCATCCCGGTCGAGAGCGTGCTGGCGGGCACGTCGACGCGGGTCGGTTCCGGTCAGATCTCACAGTGGACGAGCCAGCCGTTCACCGGGGCCACCGTCACGAACCCGACCGCGGCCACCCGCGGCGCAGACCGTGAGAAGGACGACCCGTACCGCCAGCGTCTCAAGAACTTCATCCAGAGCCTGTCTCGAGGAACACCGCTGGCCATCTTGTCGTTCGTCAACGGGCTGACCGACCCGGACACCGGAGCCTCTGTGTCCTTCGTGCAGATGGTCGAGCCTGTGAGTGCGGGGCCGTCCCTGCTGTACATCACGAACGACACCTCAGGGTTCTCGCTCGGGCAGCTCCCGTTCCTCGGTCGCGACGTGGTCATCTCCGACGCCTCAGCCGGTGACCGGAGGGGTCGACTCAGCACGTACGGGCCGCCGTACAACTACTCGGTCGCGTCGCCGGTCGCGCCGCGCCTGTTCTCCAGCGCGGGGACGGTGCGTGGGCAGTCGACGTCCGTCGGGGTCAACTTCCTGGAAGACACCGCGCAGGCCATGACGACGAACGCGTTCGCCGGCATGTGGCTCAAGACCGTCGACAACGTGTTCCGACAAGTAGCGTCCAACACGGCCGTCAGGTTCGTCCTCACCAGCGGCGACGTGCCCAGCTCGAGCAGCTACTCCATATACAACTTCGCGGGTAGTCCACTCGTTCCAGGCACTGATTTCATGTTCAACCAGAGCACCGGAGACCTCGAGCTCACCGCCACCCTCGCGGCGCACGACGGCCTGGTGGCCGCGTCGGACGGAGCCTCACCGTCTCAGGGCGCTTACCTCTACGCGAGCGGGCTCGCGGCGTTCGTGCAGCGCTCGGTCAACGGGGACCCCGCCGACTTCAACGACTTCCCTGGGTACAGGTCGGCCGGCACGCAGGTGCTGGTCACGGTGCCGAACACCGTCGCGCAGTCGTACGTGATCTCGGTTGTCCCCGCATCTGGGTTCACCGTGGCGCAGCTGGTGGCTCCCGTGCAGGTCGCGACGCAGACCACGGTCAACTCGAGTGGGATCGGCGCGACGCAGCAGCTCTCCGACCTGATCGTAGCCATCAAGGCCATCCCCGGGGTCGGGGACTTGACGATCATCACGCCGCCGACGAACGTGTCTGTGCCCAGCGGCACCCTCATCCGGATCACGGCCGACAACGTGGCGGTGCTCGGGTGAGCATCCCGGTCATCACGATCGTCACCTCGCTCCCTCCGTCGAGCGCGGCCACGCCAGTCGTCATCACGGTGGTCGGGACGGCGTCGGTGGCGCTCCGGCGCTCTTGGATCAGCGCGGCGTTCCCGGGGATCATCGGGGATGAGGTCATCCACAACAGTGACCGTTTTGGTGCATTCTACACGAACGGCACCAATACCCGCGTCAGCATCACGAACGGTTATCAGTACACGATCCTGAGAGATGGAGGGTGGCCGGTCGGCGCCTTCCCGCTGGCGTCGTCGTTCGCCATCAGCGCGGTAGACACTCTCGGCAACGGGACGTAGATGAAGGAACAGTGCGATGAACACCCCACCACCAAGTGACAGAAACATCATCAGGACAGCCCTGGTGGTCATCGCGATCTGCGGCGGCGGGCCGCTCCTGGCGTCGAACTTCGTCGACAACAACACACCGCTGCCCGCCGCCAAGATCGACCGCTTTCCTCCGACCAACCCGACCCAGCAGTGGTCTGCGCTCGACGCGAACACGGTCTTCGGCGCGCTGAACGACCTCCGAACCGTCGCGCAGCGTGTCCCAATCAACGCCCAGGCGTTCGGTGCTACCGGAGCTGGGGTCGTCGACGACTGCCCGGCGATCAACGCGGCGCTCGCCGTGGCCGGGAGCACAGTCAACGGCGTGTTCGGCGGGTTCGTCGCGCTCCCGAAGGGCACCTACCTCTGCAACACGCAGATCGTCATCCCGAACGGTACCGGGCTGCGTGGAGACGGCCCAGCCGACACGCTGATCAAGGCCAAGTCGACGTTCAGCGGCACCTCGCTGGTCAAGAACCTGAGCCAAGACGGCACCCAGCAGTACGCGTTCCTGGATGGGCTGTCGATCTCGGGCAGTGGTGGGGTGGAGAGCGAGGCGGTCGTGTCGTGGGGCTCCCTGCTGGTCAACAGCTACATCCGAGACGTGGTCATCTCCGGTGGCAGCAACGTCGGGCTGCGGATCTTCGCCGACGGCACACCTGGAGGCACCGGGCCAGTCCTGGTCGAGAACACGTGGGTGCTCAACAACCTCGGTCACAACGTGCTCGTCGAGGACGCCACGACGAACAGCGGCGCGATCGCCGGGGTCACCTTCGTCAACCTGACGAGCTCGAACCAGGGCAGCTCGTCTTCCGCGGTCCACCTGAAGGGTCGAGGCCGCCTGGGGCAGACCAACTTCACCAACACGCACATCGAGATGACCAACGGCCACACGAACATGACCGGGGTCACCATCGACGGGGCGTCGCACCTGCTCTTCGACGGGATCCAGCTGCAGGCCGGGGGCGGGTCGACCTTCGTCGCCGGCGTCAACGTCTTGAACAACGCGTTCACCGTGGACGTTCAGCTCCGCGCGGTCACCAACATCAACAGTATCAACCCGGTGGTGCTGGACGCGAAGAACAGCGTAACGATCGGAGCTGTCAGCGTGCCGTGGTACGTGACGCCTGACGCGACGATACAGGGCGGTGCTCGGTTCCTGCCCAGTTCTGGCGGCGTCAGCGCGGTGTTCCAGAGCTCCGCTGGCGTCGACCGGGCGTGGTTCGACACCAACGGTCGGATCACGGGGTCGAGCCTCAACGGGGCCGGCGTCGACGCCCTCGGCGACGCGACGAACAACCGACCGCTCACCTTCCAGCCGAACGTGTCGAGTGGGTTCACCACGGTGTACGGCTACTACTTCCCGGTCGGTGGCGCCGGCGTGCTGCGCGAGCGCCAGATCACCGGGGGCATCGACGTCAGGCAGGTCAACACCGACGGCAGCCAGTCGTTCTTTCAGGCGCTCACGCTGCAGGCCGGCGCGACGTTTCAGGCCAACGCGACGCTTCAGGCCAAGGTGGTGGCGAGCGGAGGCGTGGCGCCGACGGTGACGTCATGTGGCACGGCGCCGTCGGTCGACGCGACGTCGACGAACTTCGCCGGGTTCTTCACGACCGGGACCGCCGGGGTCACCTGCACGATCACGTTCTCCGCGACCGGCGGGACCTTCGCGAACCCGCCGACGTGCCTGGTCGACGCGCCGGGAGCCGCCGTGCCGACCTACACGGAGAGCACCACGGCGATCACATTCACCGTCGTCGTCGCCACCACGAAGTATCGCTACATCTGCGTGGGGCACTGACCGATGAGCAACCTGTCAAGCACGCTCGCGCTCGACCTCGGTGGAACCACCAGCGACAACTACAAGGCGAAGCTCATGCGGCGTATGATGCCACCTCCATATAACAGTGACTTCACGTCTGTCGTAGGTCGCATACTCACCGTGATCGGTCAGAGCGACAACCTGATCGGCGGCCTGTTCGGCGCCGCCGACTTCCTGCCGGACGGTGTGTAGCGGTGGGGTCCGGCGACGCCGTCGCGAGCATGATCCAGCAGGTCCGCCAGTCGCTGCTCGTCAGCAGCGCTGCGGGTCCGGCCCTGGACGTGGTCGGCAACAACCGCGCCGTGCCACGACCTCCGAACACGAGCGACGACGAGCTCTACCGCGGCGTGATCAAGGCGATGGCGTGGTTGCCGAAGACCGTCCTGCTCTCGTACTACGCGCTGTTCTCGGCCGTGTTCGGCTCCCAGGCGCAGGTCCGCGCGACCTTCGGCCGACCATGGCGGGTCTTCGAGGTCAACCTCAACGAGGTGGTCGTGGAGCTCCCGGCGGCGCTCCTCGCGGGCAACCTCGAGACCGCCGCCTACCTGCACGGAGCGAGCGGGGTCGCCTTCGTCCCGTCGGGTCCGTCCAACACGTTCACGACCGACTTCGACCTCTCGACCGCCTCTGCGGTCTCGGTCGTCGGCCTCGCCATCCACGTCGAGACGGTGCCTGGTACGTGGACCGACTACACGGTGAGCAGCTACTCGTTCAACGCGCTCACGAGCACGGCCACCGTGCAGGTGAGCGCGTCGACGCTGCCTGCTGGCGGCGGGCGGTTCTACCTGGAGGTCCCCGGCAACGGGACCTCCAGCTACCGCGGCGACTACGTCGCCACCGGAGGAGTCAGCACGTCCTACTCGACCGCCGCCGGACCCCTCACGAACACCTTGTCGGTGGTCGGCGACGTCACCGCCGGAGTGTTGCCGGGGTCTCCGGTCCAGGTCAGCATCAACAACGTGTTCCAGTCCCGCGTGGTCGCGTCTCTCGCGTACAGCTCGGCGACCAACGTGACCACGGTGGTGCTGACGACGACCGACGTGCTCGGCGGGCAGGTGCGGCAGGCGTTCGTCGTCGCCCAGGAGGTCGCCGACACCGCGACTACCCCGCCACACAACGACAGGATATACTTAACTGGGCAGGGTGCCTACCAGGTCGCGCAGTTCTACCTGGACCTGCTCGTCCGCGCGGCGAACGTCCGGGTCCGCCTCGAGATCGTGTAGGAGGGTCGAATGTCTGCAGGCGATGTCCTCAACGCAAAACGAGTCCGCACGCAGTCCAACGAGCGGCTGGACACCGTAGACGCCGACGCGCTGTCTCGCGAGCCCCGGGAGCACCTGGACGCCTTCTCGCGGGCGATCGAGGCGGCCCCGCGCAACGTCGGGGCCTCGACCCCGACCGGGCTCATCTTCCAGGGGTTCGGCCTGACGCTGAACCCGACCGGGCCGACGGACGGCAAGGTGCGCGTGCAGTCCCCGCTCGGGGTCGCCTACGACTCGGACGGCCGGCTGCTGATCAAGGAGAACGGGGTCCAGTCGGATCTGGTGGTCCCGTCCGGCAACTCGCAGGTCTACGCGTACTTCTTCGAGAGCGCGTCCGACACCACCGTGCGGAGGTTCATCCCGGTCACGTCGCCGTTCACCCCTGAGGGCAGTAACACGATCCCGACGAAGCTCACCGGAGGGGTCGCCTACTACGTCCGCACCGGAGACCAGACCTCGATCGTGGCGAGCGACGTGGTCAACGGCGCGACGACTGCGCTCTGCTTCCTCGGCGTCGCCAACAACGTCGCCGGCGCAGTCACGATGACCGGGTACAACTCGACCACCGCGCCGAACGGCGCGTTCGTCACCAACCGCCACGTCGCCGTGACGGTGCCGACCACGCTGCCGACGACGAACACGATGAACGGGTCCGTCGCGACGATGCACGGCCTGACCATCGCGGCGCTCTACATGATCGGTCAGGCGCTGTGGAAGGGGTCGCACAACACCACTCCGACCGCGGCCAACAACTTCTTGGCCTTCACTCCTCCTGCGCGCGGCCTCGACGCGTTGTTTGACTCGACCGGAGAGTCGACCGTGACGCCGACCACGGCGTGGCGCGACTGGGCGCAGAACCGGAGGTTCGAGGTCGACCACAACGGCTACCCGATGGGGCAGCTCTCTGTCATCGACGAGAACTGGGCGCGCGGCGGGACGCAGGCGATCGTCGTGACGCCTGCGTCGGCGGGGAAAGACGGGGTGGGCGGCGCCGTGAGCACGGTCTCCGGTCTGCGCGGGTTCGTCTTCACCGCCGGAGTCGCCGGATCCGCGTCGGTCATGCTCCCGGTACCACCTAACAGGTCGCTCCAGGTGAACGCCGCGGCGTTCACCTGGGTCAAGACGACCGCTGCCAACGTCGTCGCCGGGACGTTGTTCGTTAACGGCTCTAGCAGGAGCACGATCACACCGCCGGGCACCGGGACCGGTACCGTGACCGTGTCGTTTCCGTCGGCCGACTTCCCGATCGAGGCCAGGACAGTGTCCCCATTTGGTGGCGGTCTGGACGGTGTCACGACGGCCACGCTGTCGATGCTGGTCTCCGGTACAGTGGCGACCACGAACGAGGAGCTCACGTCGTGCTCCTTGCAGTGCGTTGTGGACCCAGAGGGTTGGATGTGGCAGACCACCAACGGCTCCACCTCTGGTGGGTGCACGCACCAGTACAGGGACCCGGACACCAACCTCAACCACCGCGCGCTGCAGATGGTTGGTGTCGGCACTGGGTCCCAGACCGGGCAGATGACGACTGAGGCATACGAGTGCTTCATGGACGCCAACGTCGCCTATGCGCAAGAGTGGATGTTGCGGACAGGTACGATCACGGACGGTAATAACAAGCGCTGGTTCTGGGTCGGGGTCCAGAACAACAGCGCAGGGTCGATGAACAAGTTCGTCACGATCTACAACGACTCGACGCTCGCAAACTGGCAGCTGCAGGTGATCGGGACGACGACGGTGAACACAGACACAGGGGTCGCCATCGCTGCCAACACGGTATATAGGATGAGGCTAGAGATCCTCGGAGCGAACGTCTCGACCGCCGGAGCTGGTAGTTTTCGCATCCGCGCCTACATCAACGGTAATAAGGTCGCTGAGGTCGTCACCGCGACGCTGCCGACTGCTGACATGATCCGCCCTTTCATCCTGTGTGGGACCACTGCTACAGGAGGGCCATATGACTTCTCGGTCGGGCGACTCCGGCGTGCGTGGAACCACGTCGTCAGCGGTGATAACCTGTAATATGAGGTCCACATGAACGCAGTGCGAGGTACACCAGTCAGCATCAACGGTCGGACCGGAACCGCTCCGGGTCCAGCCACCACCACGGCCGTGCGGGTGTCGATGCCGGTCCCAGCAGGTCGGCAGAAGTTGTCCAACCTGACGGGGAACCAGGTGATCGCGCCGTCCACGACGTTCGCCCGCTACCTGCGGGTCCGCAACCTCGACGCCACCAACAACCTCCTCGTGAGCTTTCTGGACGGGGGCCAGGTTACGGTCCTGAAGGCGAGCGAGGAGGAGTTCAGCGGAAACATCCCGTGGATCGTGGTGCAGGCGTCGGCTTCCACGGTGCAGTGGGAGGGGTTCGCGATCGTCGCGTCGTAGAGGTGCCGCGATCACGGTACTGGTCAAATCGTCGGCTCGGTGGTACCGATGTGCATGAGGGGTGGGGTTACTCCTTCACACAGCGGGTGACGCTGCGAGGTGGGTCAAATGGCGACGAAGCCGACGATGACTGTGCCCGAGCTCGTCGACGAGAAGGCAGAGAAGAGCGGGAGGACCGGGCGGTCGTGCCTGCCGGGTCGCGTCGCGCTCGCCAAGGTCGACCAGCTCGTCAGCCGCTTCGAGGAGCACCTCCGGGCGGACAACGAGCAGCTGACCCAGATCCGCGACGACATCGGCGACATCAGGAGCGAGGACGTCAGCGGGCTCAGGGGTGAGATCCGCCGGATCGACGACCGGGTCTCCGACCTGCGCGTCGACATGGCCAAGGCGCTCTCCGGCCTGAACAGCATCAGGACCGCGCTCGACGGGCAGGAAGCCATCAAGCACGTCACGATGGTCGCTCAGGTTGAGACCGGGACCGCGCGGACGCTCGCCGCGATCAGCGACGAGAGCGACAAGAAGAAGTCCCGCCGACAGGTCTCCACGACCGCCTTCAAGGTCGTCATCGGCCTGCTCGGCGGCGCGCTCGGCATGATCATCGAGCACTACCGCTGACCCGACTTGGTGTACCATCCCGGGTAGTCAAGTGAGCTACCCAGGCGTCCGACGCCTTCCTCCGAACGACTGGCAGTTCCAGATCTCGTCGATCGCGGACGGGACCCGGCCGGCGGTCGGGATGGGCGCGGCCGTGACGCCGGGGAACCTCACGTACGGCACGCCGGTGCAGCTGGTCGGCTCGGCCTCGGCGACCGGGGTGCTCCTCACGACCGACTGCCTCGAGCTGACGGTCGTGGTCAACAACGTGGCGATCAACGCCACGGCTCATGACGCGTTGACCGGGCTCCTCGTCGACGACAACGGAGGCACCAGCTACCGGAGCCTGGCCGACCTCCTCTGCGGGTCGGCGTCAGGGTACGTCACCGCCAACGTCGGCATGGTCGGCGTGGTCTACACGTTCCAGATCTGGATCCGGTCCGGCGCCAGCATCGCGGTCGCCGGGATGGTCAACAGCGCCAACGTCACCGCGTTCAACGCGTTCTGCCGGGTGAAGGGGGCCCCGGTCCGGCCGTGGCGCGTCCCGTTCGTCGGGACGTTCATCGACCAGTACGGGGTCAACTTGGCGACCGCCGCGGGGACGACGGTCGTCCCCGGAGCCGCCGCGGACGGGACCCCGGTCTTGCTCGGCACGATCGCGCGCACCTGCTACGCGTGGGAGGTCGGCTACGGGATCAACAACGCGAACATGACCGGGGCGACTATCGACGTCGACGTGATGTTCGGCAACGGCACAACCTTCAGGCAGGGTCTCGTGAACGTGCCGTTCGCGACCTCTGCGAACGAGGCGGTCAGCAAGCCCGCCGCCGCGAACACGCTCGTGACGGGCGTGGCCGGCGACAGCGTCTACGCGCGGTCGCAGAGCAGTGCCGCGGCCATCGCCGGGAACTCGGTTGCTGCCTACGGAGTCGGATCATGAGCGTCCCGTTCACACCCATCGCCAACACCGCGACGATCAGCGGCACCGAGATCTCGCTCATCAGCGGCACCACGTCGCTCCAGACGTCGAACGTCGCGGGCAAGTTCGTGCTGGTCATCGACCTCATCACAGGTGGCATCGCGATCGGGACGAGCTACCAGGTGCGGACCGTCAGCAAGGTCAACGGCGGCGCACAGGCCGACGTCCTCAAGGCATACCCAGGAGGACTGCAGAGCGGTTACTGGATCAGCGAGCCGATCTGGCTGTACGACGGCTGGGACATGCGCATGAAGCTGTTCGCCGGATCAGCCATCCCAGTTAGCTGGGCGATCATCGAGGACATCGGGGATGGCAACGCGCTCACCGCCGGCGCCGCCGCGATCAGCTCGATCCAGGCGGGCCTGGCTCAGTCCGCGACGGCGCTCAGCAGCGCGGTGTGGACCAACACGCTCGCCGCGATCATCAGCACGGCGCTGGACGCCACGGTCAGCTCGCGCGCGGACAAGGCCACCGACGTCGCCACCATCGAGGCGTCCCTCACGAACATCCAGTCCCGGATCCCGACGGCTCTCGACGGTTCCGGCAACATCAAGGCGGGCGTGCAGTCGCTGGTGACCGATGCGATCACGTCGATCGCCGACGCGGTGATGAACTACGCCACCGAGTCCGGCTGGGTCAACGCGGCGACGTTCATCACGATGTTTCGCTCCGCGTTCAGCATCATCGCCGGCAAGGCGAGCGGCCTGGCCATCACGACGGCCACCACCGAGCACTTCAGAAACGCGGCCGACACCAAGGACCGCGCCGTGTTCACGGTCGCCACCGACGGCACGAGGACCCCGACCACGATGGATGGTACCTGATGCACCTCGGTCAGCATCACGGCCAGCACCTCGGCCAGCACCTCGGAGGGCTCGGCAGCACCGTCGTCGTCTCTAGCCTCTTGGTCGAGCTGTCCGCCGCGGTGGTCGAGGCCGACGTCCTCCTCGCGGACGTGGAGGTCGCCGACGAGCTGTCCGCCGCGGTGGTCGAGGCCGACGTCCTCCTCGCGGACGTGGAGGTCGCGTGAGCTGCGCCAGCCCGAGCATCGCGCTGCCGCCGCTTCGCGTGACCCGCGGGGCGAGCAGGGCGTGGTTGTTCACGGTCAACCTGGTCGCTACCGGCGCCCCGCAGGACCTCACCGGGGCCCTCGTGTGGTTCACGGTGAAGGGTCGGCTCGAGGACGTCGCCGCCGCGATCACCAAGGCGAACTCGGCCGCGGGCGGGGTCGACAACCAGGTCCTCATCATCACCCCGCAGACCGGGATCTCAGTCGGGGCGTTCAAGGTGTTCCTCACCCCGGCCGACACCTCCCCGCTCAGCCCGAGGACGTACTGGTGCGACGCGTTCGTGCAGCTGCCCGGCAGCGCGCCGATCAACCGCCAGCAGGTGATGGCGAACAGGCAGCTGGTCGTCGACCCGGCGGTCACCACCGTGTTCACGTAGGAGGACCTCGATGACGACCTCAGGCACCGCCCAGCTCTCCGGCCGGTTCAAGTACTCCCCTCCGGCCAGCAGCGTCGACAGCTCGTCGAACCCGACGTGGCTGTCGGACGTGATCGAGAGCATGGCGTGCTCGGGTCGCAAGGAGGAGGAGTACACGCTGATCGCGGACGGAGACGTCGCGGTCAGCTTCGGCTCGCTGTCGTCGGCGAGCCTGGTCATCATCAAGGTGGTCCCGAACCTCGGGATCCCTCCGTCTCCCGGGTTCCCGAACGGGGTGCTCGCCGCGCCGAACCCGGTCACCGTCAAGCTGACCTCCGCCGCCGGCGCAGCTGCGCCGGTCCCGGCGGACGGGTTCATGTTCCTGATCAGCGAGGACGTGCCGTTCACGGCGCTGTCGCTCTCGCGCGCGGCGGGTGTGCAGACGGTCGTGCGGGTTCAGCTGTTCTCGCTCGGGTCCTGACAGTTTCCGTTGACGATGTCAACTGGAAATTGCTAGGGTGTCCTGAGCGCATGAATGAGGACCGCCGGGCTACGATCACGCTGCTGAGCAACACGCGGTGCTCGGTCTCGTTCCGGCACCCCGGGCTCTCCGGCAAGGCTCGGGAGAAGGCGCGCAAGCGCGTCGTCGGCCTCCTGGACGACGCCCTCGCCATCGAGCAGAAGGGATCGCACTTCATGGCGACCGTCCAGGCAGGGCGGTGGGACGGTCGCCGGCACATGTTCCTGAAGGAGGGCTGCACCTTCCCGAAGGGGCTGGTGCCGCGCGTAAAGGACCTGCTGCGCGAGGCGGGCTACCGGGTGATGAAGACCAGAGACCGGCGGGCCACCGATCGCCGCGGCGCCGGCGAGGTGGAGGTGTCGGACGACATGCTCGCCGGGATCACGCTGCGCCCCGACCAGCTCGACGTAGTCGTGGCTGCGCTGGAGAGCGGGTGCGGCCTCCTGCACGTCGCCACCGGAGGAGGCAAGACAGCCATCGCCGCCGCCCTCATCAAGGCGCTGCGGGGCATGCGGTGCCTGTTCATCGTCCACACCAAGCAGCTGCTGAGGCAGGGGCGCGAGCAGCTGGCGAGGTTCTTGGGGACGATCGAGGAGCACGTCGGCGTCATCGGTGACGGCCGGTTCGACCCGAAACACGTTACGGTCGCGACCATGCAGAGCCTCACTCGGGCACGAGGTGACGCTCAGAAGCGCGTCATCGCGAAGTACCTCAAGACGGTCGTCTTGCTGTTCTTGGACGAGACCCACCACGCGTCCGCGAAGTCGTTCTACCGGCTCGTGCAGCGCGTCGACGCGCCGTTCCGGTTCGGCCTGTCCGGCACGCCGTTCGGCCTCGCGGACGGCAAGGGCCTCATGGTCGAGGCCGCCTTCGGCCCGGTGGTCGCGCGCGTGACCAACGCCGAGCTGATCGACCTCGGCGTCAACGCCCGACCGACCATCCGCATGCTCGAGGTCACCGAGCCGAAGCTCGAGGACGGGCTGTCTTGGCAGGACGTGTACAAGAGCGGGGTCGTGCTGAACGACGCCAGGAACGCGATGGTCGCCCGCGAGGTCACGGCGTTCGCGCGCAAGAAGTGGCCGACGCTCGTCCTCGTCCGCGAGCTCTGGCACGGCGACCGCATCGCCGAGCTCCTGCACGAGGAGATGGTCCCGCACGCGTTCGTCCACGGGCAGATGCCGACCGACGAGGTCGAGCGCCAGAAGGACCGGCTGGTCGAGGGCAAGATCCTGGTGCTGATCGCGTCGCCGATCTTCGGCGAGGGTGTGGACATCCCGTCTGCACCTGGCTTCCCCGGCATCAAGGCGCTCGTCATCGCGGACGGCGGGCAGTCGGTCGCGAACGTCTTGCAGAAGCTAGGTCGGAGCTTGCGAAAGAAGCAGGGAGACAACCGGGTCGAGGTGGTCGACTTCGCCGACCTGACCCACAAGTGGCTTGCAGTTCATAGTCAAAATAGGCTACAGCTGTACGAAGATGAAGGTTTCAAGGTCATCACTGCCGATTCCGGGAAAGAAGACGCCGGTATTCGCTCCAAGAACGTGCGTGACTTGTCTCCAAAGGTTCGCTCCAAACTCGGGACCGCAGAAATTTTGCGTAGATTGTCGCAAGATTGAATATGGGTTGAAGGGACCAACGGAGTGTTTGGGGTGTGGTTTGATGATCATCGATCGCACTCATCGAGCAAGATACTGTCTTAAATGTAGAAAAGAGCGTACACGTCAGTTGAGGAATGAATCATTCGCTCGTGCATATGCTGATCCAAAACGAAAAAAGAAGCTCAAGTATCAGAGCCGTGAATCTCAGCGTCGTTGGATCAAGGCGCCTGGTAACCGAGAAGATTTACGGGCTCGTGAGCGTGCTCGGCACTTGAATTTGAAACTAGAAGCGATCAAGCGGTTCGGAGGAAGATGCGCATGTTGCGGTGAAACGCGTTATCAGTTCTTGTCGTTTGATCATGTTGATGGCGACGGTGCACAGCATCGTCGTGAGGCGGGTGGATTTTGGCCCGCGCGTAGCAGTTCATTTCTTCGTTATCTGAAGAAAAATGACTGGAAGTCGAAGTACAGGATCCGCGTGTTGTGCATGAATTGCCACATCGCGGAAGATCTTTGGGGAGCCTGCCCACACCGGTTGGAACGCTGCGCGGCAAGTCAAGAGCGGGTCGCGCTGTACGAGTCGGAGGGTTTTGAGGTCGTTGCCGAGTGAGTTCCGGCGCATCACTCGGTTGTGGATAATGCTGTGGATCTTGTGGACAAACCGACGAGCGGAACGCGACCTGCCTCCACTGTAAGTGTGGATGCTGGCATCCCAGCATCTTGACGTCAGCGCCCAGCGCGCGGTACTGACTCAGTGTGCATCGTGCGCCCAAGACACAGATCGGCGGACGGGGTCGCGGGAAGACGAGGAAGGTCGAGGTCGCCGAAGAGCTCTGCGTCCTCTACCACGAGGCGGTGCGGGCCGAGGTCGCGACCCTGACCAAGGGAGGTCACCGCATGCCGTCGCAGACGCTGGACGACGTCGACGAGTCGGACCGCAGCTGGTTCTTGAAGGCCGCGGTCGCGTGCCTCGAGCTCGAGGCCGACGCGCGGGAGTTCATCGTGGCGCAGTTCGCGGTCTGGCGAGCGGCCAGCACCTACTACCAGAAGCTCCTCCTGCCGCAACCGCACCACCTCGGCAAGCTCGGCGCGCGCGTGCGCTACCTGCAGCACAAGGTGGTCGAGGAGACCCGGAAGTCGAGGGTCGTCACGCTCGACGCTCAGGAGGACCGCAAGCGGTTCTACGTTGAGGAGCGGCAGCTCAAGGGGCTCGCGCGGGAGCTGCGCCTGGACCAGGCCGACGTCCTGGCCGGCCTGCCGGAACGGTTCTCGCGCGCGTTCCTCGAGCACAAGGGAGCGTGGGCCGTCGTGAAGGACGTCTGGGAAGAGAGGGCCCGGTGACCGACCTGGTGCAGGAGGTCGTCGGGCGCGCCCTCACGCAGAGCCGCCTTGCGGCCTGGAACCTCGGCATGCGCCGCTTCGGGGTGATGGACGACCTGCCGCGTGCGCGCGGCCTGCTCGTCGGCGAGGCGCCTGGCTCGAACACCGACGTGACGATCCCGCTGTTCCCGGAGCCCGGGAACAGCGCCGACAGGCTGCTGCGGTACTCCGGCGTGAGCCATGCGGACTGGCTCGGCAAGCTCGTGAAAATCAACCTGTGCGAAGGGTCCTGGTCGGTGCGGCGCGCTGTGGTCGGTCGTGCCCGCGCGCTCGCCTACCTGCTCGACCGAGAGAACTACTACGGTGGCCAGCCGCTGCGCGTTCTGCTGCTCGGGGTCCGGGCGGCGCGCGCGTGGTCCTGCTACGGGCCGTTCGGCTACGAGGAGATGGTGTTCGACCGTGGGACGACGCTGCGCGCGGCGTGGATCCCTCACCCGTCCGGCAGGAACCGCCTCTACAACGAGCGCGCGAACCAGCTGCGCGCCCGCCGCGCGGTGCTCTGGGCGATCGGCGAGAGGGCGACTCCTTGAGCGTCTACGTCGACGCCTCGATCTATGGCTACGGGCGCATGAAGATGTGCCACATGCTCGCTGACACACCCGAGGAGCTCCACGCGATGGCCGCCCGGATCGGCGTAGCGCGCCGCTGGTTTCAAACGCCACCCAAGGCATCGTTCTGGCACTACGACGTGTGTAAGAGTAAGCGTGCTCTGGCCGTGGCCGCAGGCGCCATCGAGTGTGGTCGCGAAGCATTCGTCACCGCGCTCAGGCGCATTCGTGAGTCTAAGGTGTTCATGTGAGCGGCGACGAAGGGGTAGCCCCATCTTGGAAGATCGGTTACTCGAAAGATTTCGAGAAGCGGATGCTCCGCACGCTGTTCGTGGACCAGGAGTTCGCGACGACTTCCGGCGTGCACCTCGACCACCAGATGTTCTCGACGCCCGCGTTGCGGTGGCTGGCGCAGAAAGTCGTCGGCTACGCGCGGGACAACGGTTCTGGGATCAGCAAGGACGCGCTGCGGATCGAGCTCGAACGCGACCTCAAGGTCGGCCGGCTTGTCGCGAAGAACCGCGAGGCGGCCGAGGCGCTGGTCGACACCATCGATCAGACGGTCAAGGACCGAACCTACGTCAAGGGCGAGCTGTTCAAGTTCATCAAGAATCAGGTCACCGACCGCGCCGTCCGCGCCTGCCTCGACCACCTCGACGCCCAGGACTTCGACGCGATCGACGGCGAGCTCAAGAAGGTGCTCGACGTCCAGGCGTCGCTCAACGGTGGCCTCGGGCACTTCTTCGTGCGCGACCGCGGTCAGCGCCGCGAACGCCGCAGGAAGTACGAGTACAACGGGATCTCAACTGGACTGTTCTTAGATGAGTTCCTGAAACCGAAGGGCACACCGCCGAAGTCTCTTACGACGATAGTCGCCCCGTCAGGGGTCGGAAAGTCGGGCGTGCTACTATACATGTGTCGTAGTGCTGTTGTTAACAGCCGAGCGCGGTGCTTGTACATCACCACCGAGTTGTCCGAAGAGATAATTTGTGACCGTCTCGACGCATCGTTCACCGGCGTGTCGATCAACATGCTCGAGAAGGAACGCAAGAAGGTCAGCGGCAAGGTCCGCAACCTCGGTCTGAAGTACGGGGAGTTCCTCGTCGTCAAGGAGTTCCCGCCTGCGACGCTCACGCCGAGCGGGCTGCGCGCGTACATCCGGCAGCTGGAGCGCGTCGGGTTCTACCCGAGCTCGTTCTACGTCGACTCGGCCGACGACATGGTGCCGGACGCCGGGGACCGCGGGCGCGACCGGGACGGGTACGAGGACTACGGCGCGGTCTGGCGTGGCCTGCGCCGGCTGAGCTACGAGATCTTGGCTCCGGGTCACACCGCGAGCCAGACCCAGCGTGGCGCCCTGAACAAGGAGCACGTCGACTGGGATCAGATCGCCGACAGCGCCAAGAAGGTCATGGTCTCCGACGTCGTCGCGATCCTCCAGCAGACCCGGGAGGAGCACAAGCAGGGCGTCGGCAGGTTTTACGTCGGGAAGAACCGCTTCGGGACAGCGAAGCGGGAGTGGAAGGTTCGCCTCGACTGGGCGAAGATCGACATCCGCACGATCGGGTGAGGAGCACAAAATAGATGGCACCGAAGAAGAACAAGTCGACCTCAGGTGAGAGCAACCGTGTGTCGATTTCGCGGGAGGAGCACGAGACGCTCTTATCGCTCTACGACAGCATCGCCCTGGCGAAGGGAGACAGCGAGCGCGCCAAGCTCCGCTTCCAGGACCTCAGCATCACCTGCGAGGCGCAGGCGCGGCGCCTCCTGGAGCTGGACTCGAGCGCCCGTCACCTGGAGCGCATCGCCGGGCTCCAGAAGGTGCTCATCGACCTGCTGCGATCCGAGCACAAGATCGCGTCGATGGAGGACCTCTCCGAGTTCTGGCACAGGTGGGTCGTCTGCGCGGAGAACCTCGTCAAGGCCAACCCGGACCTGCGGGCCACCATCGCTCAGGCGCAGCCGGAGCTGTTCCGGTCGTGGAGCTTGTGGCTGAAGGAGGACGGCCGCGCCGTCCACCTGCCCGCCGCGGGTGACACGAGGACGGAGGCTGAGGCCCGAGTACCCGCGTCGCAGGACCAGGTGCAAGACCGCGCGGTCGACCAGCTCCGCAGCACGAACGCGTCCCAGGCGGCGCGCATCCGGGAGCTCGAGGGTGAGATCGAGGTCTACAAGAAGAGCAAGGGCCTCCGCTGAGAGATGTCGCTGAACTTCCGAGCCATCGACCGCGCGTTCGACGCTGAGCGCTACGTGCTCGACCTCTGCCCCGACGCTCAGCGCAGCGGCGGTAACCTGGTGGTCACGTGCCCGCGCTGCGACAAGCCGAAGCTCTCGGTCCTCGTGGTCGACCGCGACGACGTGCGCGCTCCGGCGTGGCGCTGCTTCGCCGCCGAGTGCAGCGACGCCGGCCGCACGGCGCTGTCGCTGGTCCGCCGGCTCGAGGACTGCGACATGTTCCGCGCCCTGGAGCAGATCGCCCGGTACGCGAAGGGCAACCAGCCGATCATCGACCTGCGTAAGCTGGTCGAGGACCGCCTCGCAGGACAGGCCGAGGTCTGGAGCGCCAGCCCGGAGCACATAGCTCTCCCCGACGAGTTCATCGCCGCGCGCGCCGACCACAGGCGGTCCGACCTGCCGTCGTACTTCCGCGAGCGCGGCATCGGCCCGAAGACGGCGACGCGCTACGGGATCGGGTGGTGTGAGAGCGGGTACTTCAGGAACCGGATCGTGGTCCCTGTCATGCACGAAGACGAGGTCGCCTTCTTCGTCGCCCGCTACATGAGGGCGATCCCGCCCATGTGCAGGGCCGACCGCCTGCCGTGCAAGCGGTGCGGAGGGACCGACGAGCACAAGCGCCTGAAGAAGACCCTCTACCCCAAGGGTGCGAAGCCGGGGCACTTCCTGTACAACTACGAGCGCGCTCGCTACTGCCGGACCATCCGCGTCGTCGAGGGCGTGCTCGACGCGATCCACGTCGGCCGGTCGGCGGTGGCGACGTTCGGCACCAGCTTGTCGCAGTACCAGCTGGAGCTCCTGATGCGGACGGCAGCGGAGGAGATCGTGATCATCTGGGACCGCGACCCGGGAGCCGAGCCCGGCGCGAGCGGGTACGAGAAGGCGCTGGTGCTGGCTGACAGGCTGGCTGACCTCTGGCGCGTGCGCGTCGTCAAGCTGCCGGACGCCCGCGACCCGGATGAGCACACCCGGCGAGACCTCATGGAGATGGAGCGGCTGACCCCTGTGCTCGACGCGTCGGGAGCGCGTAGGTCATACGTGCTCGGCAGGCTGGAGACCAGGATGCGGGTGCGGTCCTCGTAGGTCACTCAGCATTTCTGTTGACATTGTCATCACACACGTTAGAGTCCTGGTCCGCGCACCACGGACCGCTAGGAGCCATCGTGAACAAGACCGGAAAGTCCAAGACCAAGTCGAAGTCTAAAGGGAAGCTCTCACCGAAGGCAGAGATCACCACCGCAGAGGCATCCAAGGTGCAGAAGCCGACCAAGGGCAAGCCAGCGGAGACGATGGATCGTGCCGCGCTGCGATCCATCGTCAGCCAGCTGAAGAGCGCCGGAGGAGACATCAAGGTCTTCAAGAGCGACACGGACGACGTGTTGCAGCGCCGGGTGAACGACGCGATCCAGGCGCTCCCGTCGGATGAGGTCCTGGCCCGGCTCGAGGCGGTAGACCCGGTGAAGCTGGTAGCAGTCGCCAAGCGCGACTGCCTCGGGATCTTCGTCGACTTTCGGGACATCTCCTGCGTCAGGTGCCCGGACGCGGTGAAGTGCGCCAGCACGTTCATCGCGAACCTGCGCAGCGGTTTCCGAGACCTCCCCGACAGCGTGAGGTCACCGCTGGTAGCCACCAAGGAAGAGGCACCGGAGAAGAAGCCTGGGATCCTCAAGTATGACCCGAAGGCGCTCGTCTTCGTGCGCGACGTCAAGAACCCGAATCCCAAGGGCGACGAGTACCACGACGCGTTTCAGCGCATCCTGGACGAGCAGCCGGAGACCATGGTCGAGGTGAAGAAGATCCTGGAAGAGGACTTCGACTTCGACGACGACTCCGACTTCATGAAGTTCATCGCCGCGCTGCGGGACCCGAAGCAGGGTCTCATCAAACTCGTCACCGACCTCACTGACAAGGATCGAGCTGTGTTGCGCGACGCAGGCTACAGCATCTGAGTCTCTAACCAACCTAAACCAGAAGAGAGAGAAGACACATGGCAAAGAGTCTGTTCGTTGGAACCGTACCGGCGACCATCAGCGTGATCGTGGAGGCGAAGGACGAGGAGTCGGCGTCCGAGGCGATCAAGGTCGCCGTCCGGGCTGCGCTCGGGTCGACCCTCGGCGTCATCAGCATCATCGGTGAACCCAAGGTCGCGTCGATGCCAATCGCCGGCAAGAAGGCGAAGGTCGATGACAAGGAGGAAGAGGACGACGAGGAGGAGGAAGAGGACGACGAGGAGGAGGAAGAGGACGACGAGGAGGAGGAAGAGGACGACGAGGAGGAGGAAGAGGAGGAGAAACCTGCTCCGAAGAAGACCGACAAGAAGCCGGTCAAGGACGACGGCAAGAAGAAGATCAAGATCAAACTGAAAGGATAACTAAGAAGATGAGCGACCGCGCGCCCGTACAGTTCGCTGAGACGCCGAAGCAAGCTCGGCGTTTCATGGATGAGCTTTACCGAGAGGCATACCTCCCGGGGAAGATCACCGCGGTCGACACCGAGTTCGTCCCGATCTCGAACGAGCCGGTCCTGCTGTCCTACTCGTGGGGCCGCGGGGTCCGGCGCGTCGTCCGCTCCGAGCTGGTCAAGGACCACTTCGGCGACTGGCTGGTCGACCCTCAGACCAAGCTCGCCTACCAGAACTACAAGGCGGATGTCGAGACGATGGAGAGGCTCGGCATCCCGCCGACCGAGCTCATCCACAGCTTCTACATCGACACGATGGTCACCGGGGTGCTCCGCGACGAGACCCTGATGCAGCATGGGCTCAAGGCGCAGATGTTCCACTTCTTGAAGTGGTTTCGCCGCGAGTACGGGCAGCTGTTCTGCTATGTACCACCCGGCAAGAAGAAGGCGATCGTCATGGACCCGAGGCAGGTCATGGATGGTCTGCCTGACGACGCGCTCACCGACGCGGTGACCAAGTGGGGTGGAGCGAAGGGAGGACACAAGGTCGGCCCGCGGAGCGCTGAGCAGTGGCGCCAGATGATGATCGACTATGCCGGCGACGACGCCGAGGGGACCCAGATCCTCGCGGTCGACCACCGCAGGTACCTCAGGAAGACCGACTACTGGGACAAGTATGTCGACGTCGACCGAGTGTTCACGAGTACCCTGATGCAGTGTGGGGTAAGCGGGGCGTTCCTCGACCAGCCGGTCCTGCGCAAGATCCTGCGCAAGCAGGACATCCGCATCATGCGCGCCGAGCATTGTTTCCGCGCCGCGGCGGGAGACCCAAAGCTCAAGCTGCGCTCTCGCCCTCAGATGAAGAAGCTGTTGTTCGACGAGTGGGGTTGGCCGGAGCACCCGACGATCGAGACCGACAGCGGCGGAGTCTCGATGGACGGGGAGGTCCTCACCTGGTGGTTGAACGAGCACAAGCTCGCGATGGCAGGAGTTAAGCTCGCGTTCAACAACGCGGCTACCATGAAGGGTACGTTCCTTGAAGGACTTCTTTCAGGAGTAAGTGATGATGGACGTCTGCGAAGTGATCTGAATCAGATCGGTGCGAAGACATCTGGAAGAATTAGTTCACGTAAGTTTGAGAAGTTGATCGAGATCACTAAGACACTCAAGAATGGAGAAGTAAGGACGCAAGTCAAGAAGAAGAAGGTCGGCGCCAACCTTCAGAATATAATCGCTCGGAAGGAGAAGGACCCCGATGGGGTCCGCGGTGCGTTCCGGGCGCCACAACTTGGAGAGGTCACCGCATGGGGTGTACCGGCTACCGAGTCACACAAGCTGATCGTCGCGGATTACTCAGGGTTCCACCTCGTGCTTGTCATCCACTTCACAGCGAAGCTGACCAAGAAGTCGGCAATGCTGGAGATCATGCGGAAGTACAAGACGCCGAGCGCGGTGCACGTGTACACGACGATTCAGATGTTCAAGCACACGGCTCCACACAGATGTGACTCGGACTCGTACTCGTGCAAGGACAAGAAGACCGGCGAGTGGAAGAAGTTCCACGGCGAGAACAAGGTGTACTCCTTGAGCGAGTTCACCATGGATGACTGGAAGCTAGTCAAGCCGCTCTTCCCGGACCAATATACCTATAGTAAAAACTGCGTCACCGGCGAGACGATGATCCTCACTGATCATGGATACAAGAGGATTGACGAGCTGTGCGTCGGCGCTCCTCTTGGTCGCTCGAAGCCGGCGACACCCATCCGGATCGTAACGCGGGACGGGATTCGCGACGTCGCGGACGTCTACCGGGGTGGCAAGCAGCCGGTGAAGAAGCTGACGACTGAGCTCGGGTTCGCAGTGCGCGCGAACGACTCACATGACATGCCGGTGGTGCGCGGAGGTAAGATCGAGATGGTGAAGGTCGGCGACATGGTGGTCGGAGACATCTGCGTGATTAAGTTCGGCAGCAACACCCACGGGCGGGTAACTCAGATTCCAGCGATGGCGCAGGGAGGCATGACGAGCTACAAGCCGCTCGACCTTCCTCGTGAGCTTACGCCGGAGGTTGCCAGGTTGCTCGGGTACTATGTGTCGGAGGGTTTCTCGATGAAGTCAAACACGATGTACATCACATCGTTCGGCTTCGGTTATCAGGACGATGACATGGTGCTCGACGTCGAGCGGTGCTTGCGATTGGTGGCTGGTTCCCGTCTCAAGCAGCACGATGGTGCGAAAGCGCGCAGGTACTACATCACCAGCAAGGACCTCTACGAGTGGTGGCGGTTCCTCGGATGTGGCACGTCATCGGCGGACAAGCAGATCCCGCCCTGCGTGCTCGGTGCACCATGGCCAGTCAAGCGGGAATTCTTGCGCGCATACTTTGCTGGAGACGGAAGCATCTGCGACGGTGTCATCAAGGCAACGAGCAAGTCAGAGCTTCTCATTAGGCAGATCCAAGGCGAGTTGATCAACATCGGCATCGCGTGCTCTGTGTTCTCTGGTGAAGTTGGTGAATACGGGATTTATTGGTCGATCCAGATATCGAGCAGCAGCTACGTCAAGAGGTTCTCCGAGTACATTGGATTTTCCTGTAAGCGCAAGCAGGATCTGGCGGAGCGGGTGGTGATCGCTAACCCGCGTTCCACACTGGTCATCGAAGGGTTCGACGTCGAGTACGAGCTGATCCAGAAGAAACTGTTTGGTGGTGTGAGGAGTCGGATGTCACAGGTGACCCGCGGTACGTGCAGGCTCGGTGAAGTCGTGGTTCAAAAAATCGACCCTGAAGCACTCGTTGGGACCGAGATCGAGAAGATGCTCAACGATGGGTTGTGGACGGTTCGCGTCACGTCGATCGAGCCTGATGGTGATGCAGAGGTTTTTGACCTCTATGAGCCAGTTCATAAGATGATGGTTGCTAGCGGTCTTCTTGTAGGTGACACCAACTTTGCCCTTATCTTCATGGGATCTCCTTGGACGCTGGCATACAACACAGGACGAGATGCTAACGACGAGGAACAGCTCGATGAGTGCAAACGACACTATGATGACTGGTACGAGCTGTACCCGGAGATCAAGCAGTACCAAAACTGGGCAGTCGATCACGGGTATGAGCATGGTTGGGTTCCGACCATCGGCGGCAGGCGTGGCCACGTCCGTAAGATGCTCGAGGGGTGCGATCGAGACGGCAGGTATATCCAAGACGACGACAAGCGGAAGAAGATGATTAAGCACGGTGAGCGTGTGTGCACGAATACCGTCGCTCAAGGATCCGAGGCTGACATCGTGAAGATGGCGCTCAACCTCATCCGCCTATCGCCGAAGATGATCGAGTTCCGTTGTGCACCGCTGTTTCCTGTCCACGACGAGATCGTGAGCGAGGGTCCCGAGCGGACCTCCGTCGCCAGCCTCGAAGAGCAGATCCGCCTGATGAAGGAGCCGTACAAGGACGAGATGGAGGTCGAGCTAGCAGTGGAGGGTGGAATCGGGGACAACTGGATTAGTGGCAAACCGTAGAACTGTGAGGATAAAGTTGGTATGAGGAAGAAAGATGAGCTCTCGCTGGAGAACACCTGCATGTCTCACGGTCATCCAGAGGAGATGGTGTTCGTGCTGCTCGGCCGAGACCCGGCGGCTCCACTGGCGCTGCGCGCGTGGGCTGACGAACGAGTCCGCCTCGGCAAGAACACCCACACCGACGTGCAGATCACGGAAGCTCGCGAGATCGCGGACACCATGGAGCTCGAGGGGCGCCGTTGGGTCGACGTCCCTCGGGATGCCGCGGGGCCTACGCGCGCCGAGCTGACCAAGGCGCTCGATGAGTCGGTGAAGCTCCAGAGCCACTACGCCACGCTCCTTAACCAGTACGATGGCGGTGAGCGCGTGATGTTCGCAGATTCAGACGACTGGATCCGTCGCCTGAGCGACATCAAGTGCAGCCATGTACACGTCGTCCGCGGCGAGGACGCGCCGCGGGTCTACGGATCCTGGCGGACGCAGGTCTGCCTCGACTGCGGGGCGTTCCGCGAGCACGGACACAACGACCGCCCGGTCCCATCGAGGCCGTGGCCGGGCCACGACTGGCGGCCGGCGAGCGAGTACGAGGATGCGGTCGCCAAGCGCGAGGACGACTGATGAAGTTCTGGGAGCGGCGCGACCCCGGTCCAGTCAAGGCGATCCACCCCTTCACCAAGAAGGTCATCACGGTGCACCCGCTGAAGGACGCGCGCATCTCGAATGACCTCGACGCGGAGTTGCGCCGACTTCCCGGAGTGCTGAGCTGGTGGATATCGCTCCGCGACGAGGCCGAGAAGCATGCTAAGGAAGCGCGCCACGACGAGCACAACGCCGGCGAGGACCTCTACGAGGAGTATCGCGGAAAAGCTGCCAAGGCCGCCACCGAGACCTCGATCAAGATGGCTGTCAAGCGCGACCCGCGGATGCGCGAGGCGTTCCGCGCCCGGATGGACGCGGAGAACATGCACCGCCGACTAAAGGGCGCGGTGGAGGCGATCAGCGAGAAGCGGTGGAGCCTGCAAGGGCTCTGCAAGACCGCCGCGATGGAACGCGGAGCAAAGGATCACGCCTGATGCGCGAGAACTCGATGAACACTGATAACAACCTCCACTGGCACGACGGCACCACGTGTCACGGACACCCGACCTTGGACGACTGCACTGCGCAGGCGATCGCCTGCCAGTGGGTCGGCAGGGTGCTGGAGCATGTCGACACCTACCCAGACGGGTCCGAGGTGAGGTGCTACAGCTTGGTCGCCAGCAGCTTCGACACCCACGGCAAGCGAGGCAGGTACGTGGCCGAGGTGAAGGTGGTCGCGGTCATCATCCCGATCAAGGAGAACTGACGTGAAGAGCAGCAAGGAGAGCAAGAAGCACAAGCACGACGACTCCGACGACCTCGACGAGATGCGCGAGGCGTTCAAGAACCACCAGAACCGAGCCAAGGGTGGAGGAGGTTCTGGTAACACCTTCGCCAAGCTCGAGAAGGGGAAGAACCTCTGCTACTTCCTCCCGATACCCGGTCAGCGCAAGTTCTACGCGGAGGGCTGGACCCACTTCCAGGTCGGCCCGAACGAGCGCGCCGTCCGGTGCGTCGACGAGGCGCACATCGACGCAGAGCGGGGCCTGCCGCAGTCGGGCACGAAGTGCCCTCGCTGCAAGCGGTTCCTGCGCGAGCAGGCCCGGATCAACAGCGAGTATGAGAAGGGAGACGAGGATGGTCGTGCGGAGTGGAAGGCCGCGAAGGACAAGTACGTCCCGCGTCACCAGTACTACAGCAACGTCCTCCGCGAGGACGACGACGGCGACTTCGAGGTGAAGATCCTCCCATATGGTCCTCAGGTCTGGGGGCAACTGATGAACTTCTACATCGGCTCCGACACCGACGTCGGTGACTTCACGGACCCGAAGTCTGGGAAGTGGCTGAACATCAAGAAGGTGGACAAGGGTGGGCGGAACCGCCGCAACGTCGAGTACCAGGTGTTCCCGGTCGACGGTCCTAGCATCTCGAGTACGTGGGCAACGATCAAGGACGCCCTCCACGACCTGGACGCGGCGCGCGGCAAGGTCCTGTCTCTGGAGGAGTTCGTCGCCGTCGAGAAGGGTGTCGACGTCGACAAGGACTCTGACGACGATGACGACGGTAAGCATCGCCGCAAGCGCTCTCGCGCGGAAGACGATGAGGACGAAGACGCCGAGAGCGACGATGGTGATGATGAAGAAGAGGAGGAGGAAGACGCGGTCCGCACCGAGCGGTCCAAGCTCGCCGTCAAGATGAAGAAGCGCCGGCGGGACGACTGAGCCGTGCTCGACGCTAAGCGAGAGCAGGCCGTCCGAACCCTCCGCGCCACCCACAGCGCGGAGGCTCGGTCGCGCCTGGCGGCGAGTGGTAAGAAGCTCGCGATCCTGCGCACCCACCTCGCCAAGAAGTACAAGGGCGAGGTGTTCACGCCGATCGCGAGCGGTGCGCGAGCAGCGAACATCAGCGCGGTCAGGAGCGGCTGGCAGGAGCTCGACGACCTCATCACCGGGGAGAACGACGCCGACTGCAGGACGGTCGCCGGGACCGGGCTCGGTTGGCCGCGCGGACGCATCATCGAGATCTACGGTGCTGAAGGTATGGGTAAGACGACGTGTACCTTACAGTTAATCGCCGCGTTCCAGCGCGCCGGTGAGCTGTGCGCGTTCGTTGACGCGGAGCACTCCCTCGACGTGTCCTACGCGGCCAAGCTCGGCATCGACCTGACCACGATGGTGTTCCACCAACCGGACGCCGGCGGCGAGCGCGCGCTCGACATCGTCACGAGCATGTGCGAGAGCGGGGCGTTCGGGTGCGTGGTGGTCGACTCGGTCGCCGCGCTCACCCCGCTCGCCGAGCTCGAGCTCGACTTCGAGGACTCAGCCCAGCCCGGCGGTCACGCCCGCCTGATGTCCCGAGCGCTCCGCAAGCTCGCCGCGATCTGCGCGCGCACCAACACGCTGCTCGTGTTCGTAAATCAGACGAGAGTTAAAATTGGTGTGCGGTTCGGTAACCCGACCACAACTACCGGAGGGAACGCGCTCAAGTTCTACGCGTCCGTTCGCCTGGAGATGGTGAACGTGAAGACGAAGAAGAAGGGCGACCGGGTCATCTTCCGCCGGACCAGGATCCGGACGGTCAAGAACAAGGTCGCCCCGCCGTTCCGGGACGTGTACGCGGACATCGTCCCGGGGAAGGGGATCACCGTCGTGCACGGCGACCCAGACCTCGGCGGCGGTTCCGATGACGAGTGACAACTCGAAACGTAGAGAGGATCCCCATGACGACACCGCTATCTGATAGTGACCTAGGCAGCTTCTACAGCATGCTTCGGCACTATCTCGACGGGTTTAAAGATTCTGATCTCAAGCGCCTTGATGAAGAGCGTGACTTGAGATGGGAGAGGCGGATCGCATATGTCACGATCGATGGTTTGAAGTCGGATTCGGAAGTTGTTACCGAGCGTATATTGCGGGTGACGCTGGCCATGGAGTCCGACCACACGGTGTGCAAGCGGTGTTATCAAGATCTCGGAACAGCTCACGCAGATCAGTGCGCGAATGGTCCAGGGTTAATTACAGGAACGCAGGGACCTCTAACGAAGGATGAGTAAGATGAGACTACTCACGGTAACAGACAGCGACATCATCGAGGCCATCGGGTTCGGTACGCTGATGGAGAATCCGGGAGGTGTACCTGGAACGTTCGGCACCCTTGGAGTCGTGTTCAAGTCATCGCAGGACACTATCTATGAGTACAAGGACGTGGCCATCGACACGTTCGCCAAGCTCATCGCTGGGGACAGCATCGGCAAGGTGTTCCATGAGCTGTTCAGGAGGACCAAGTACCCGTTCACGAAGAGTGCGAGGACGCCGACGCTCAAGAAGTAGTTGACAACGTCACCACGATTTTCATAGGATGCGCTTGGAGGACTCGCAGATGACGGATAACAAAAACGACGGTGACCATCAACGACGTTTCGTCGACGCATACCATCATCTACGCGACGTGGCGCGAGCTGCGGTTCACCCACTTCACCGCCAAGTCCTCGCGGCTCGGCTACACTCGCCGTGGCGGCAGTTACTGGTGTGGGCGACGCGCTCGGCGCGCCTCGCCGCGATCGCGGGCGGTATCTACTTCGTGGTCCTCGGGTGTCGGTCATGCGATCGACGACGCGAGCAGCGCATCAGCAGCGCCGTCGTCCAGGAGCTTCGGTACGAGGCTGCGCTCAGGCACTTCCACTTGCCGGACGGCGACTATCCACTCATCGCCGGGTGCGCTGCGCTCGACGCAGGCTTTTGGTTTCCGTGCACCACTGCGGTCGTCTCGTTCACGAGGAACCCGAAGCGATGAGGATCGTGATCTTCAGTGACTTGCATGTCCACACGTGGCAGGAGTTCTCTCGTGATGATGACGGTGTGCCATCGCGGCTCCGTCACTGTCTGCTCGTGCTGCGGAAGGTTCGCGAGTACTGCCTCGCCAACGACATAACGAACGTTCTCTTCGGCGGCGACCTATTTCACAAGCGAGGGGTCCTCTACACGCAGCCGTACAACCTCGTGGTGGCCGAGCTGGCGGCGTGGAGGTCGTTCGGTCTAAAGCTCTACGCGAACGTCGGCAACCACGACGCCGCGGACCGCCTCGGCAAGGTCCACGCTCTCCAGGCGCTCGCGAGCGCCGACCTGCTCAAGACGGTCGGTGATGATGGGTGGGCGAACTGGATCCTGGTGGATGACGCGTCCAGCATTACCAAGCAGAACATCATCGTCACGGCTGTGGCGTATTGCCCGGGTGCCGACGAGCTGCGTCGGCGCGTAGACGCGGCGCTCGAGGAGCGCCTGTTTATCGGCGACGGTCTGTGGATCCACCACACCCACGACTGGTTCACGGTCGGCCTGTTCCACCATGGGTTCAAGGGCGCTCGGGTCGGGACGTCGCTCGAGTACACCATCAAGGAGGAGGTGGACCCCGACGAGTACGCAAAGAGCTTCGACGCAAAATTTTCCGGTCACTACCATGCTCATCAAGAGATCGGCTCCCAGGGGAACGCATGGTACGTCGGGTCTCCGATGGAGTTCGTACGCGGGGAGACCTCTCCCAAGGGCTTCCTCATGCTGGACACCGACCGCGCCGAGATCGAGCGCGTCGACCTGGACCTGCCGCGGTTCGTGAAGCTCACCGGCGGGCAGATCGGTGACCGGGACTTCGACGTCGCGGCGCACGTGCGCGGGAACTACGTCGACGTCGTGTTCGACGAGCTGCCGATGCCATGGGACAAGCTCGACAGCACGCTGCGCAAGCTCGGCGCCGAGGGTGTCCGCGCCTGCCCGACGCGTGCGGACAAGCTGCCGAAGTCGTCTCGGCTGGAGGTCGACCCGACCGCTGGCGACCGGCAGCTGCTGGAAGCGTACATGGAGCACGTCGGGGTGAGCATCTCCGAGAGGGAGGACCTGCTCCAAACAGGGCTACAATTCCTGGAGGAGGGTGCCAAATGAAACCACTCGATGACCAGAGCAAGCAGCCATGTTCTCAGTACCTCGACATGACCACAGTAACCGGAGGTCGATAGTGAGCCAAGTGAACTACAAGAGCACGAGGCTGCTGGTCGAGGCAGTCAACCGAGAGATGGAGATCGTCAGGAAGGCAGCGATGGGGAACATGGCGCTCGGCTCGCTGAACGAGCTCCGCGACCTGGTCGCCGAGCTCGCTGAGAAGGCGACGAGGACGGCGGTAGAGGACGTCCCGGAGCTGGTGCCAGCCGAGTACGTCGCGACCATGAAGCCGCTCGTCGCCACCTACCACCGACTACTCATGAACGCCGACCAGCTCGCGCCGTGCCTGTGCATGGACCTGAAGGTGGCCGCCTGCGTGGTGATCCTCGTGGGCGACGAGAAGTCCTCCGTCAAGACCGCGCACGACCCGAGCCGGCCGGAAGCCGCGCTCGTGGTCGAGACGCTCCTCGCGTCGCTCGACGGCGGTACGAAGCGGGTCGCGGTCGAGGCCGAGACGGTGAACCTGATGGGGGGTGCCTGGGAGGTCTACCGCTGCGACCAGGCCGATCCAGACCAGGCATGCGGGATCCGCCGCGTTGGTCCGCCGGACCCGGGAGGGTGTGACTTCGTCGTGCGCGACACTAACCGCGACGAGTGTTGTCATGACATGCGGCTCGCAGACGCCGAGCACATCGTCGGAGCTCACAACAATCTGGTCGCAGACGACCTTGCAGCAGTCAAGGTGAAGACGAGTGATGATGGGTTGGTGACCATGACCACGACAACGCTCACCACCGATCGTCTGGCTGAGATTGAGGCGCTGTGCAAGCGTGTGACCCTCGGACCGCGGCGCTGGGGAGACCCGGCTGATGCACTCCTCGTTGCCACATGCCGTATCATCATCCCAGAACTCCTCGCCGAGATCCGTCGGTTGCGCGCAGACCTCGATCCGTGCGGCTCCGAGGATTGCTACGTGCTCGCCTCCATCAGGCGCAACGCTAGGATCGACGAGGACGAGGTGTGAAGCGGCCGAACCAGATGGACTCGCGTAACCGCGACGCGAAGGAGGTCCTCGCGGACCTGGTGGGGATGGGATCCAAGCCGTGCAGGCTGACCATCGCGGGGTCGAACAGGCTCGACGCGTCCGCCACGGCAGCGGTGCTCCGGGAGCAGTGGTCGGCGATCGTCGACCTGGTCGGGTTCGAGCCCAGACGCATCGTCACCGGATGCTGCCCGGCCGGGGTTGAGAAGGCGGCGCGTATCGTCGCCAAGAGCGTGACCGGAAAGCTCGCGGCGGTGTTCCACCGCCCGGAGCTGATCCTCAGCGTGAAGACGGCGGAGATGCTCATGAACATCATGCTGTCGAAGGGTGGCGACGCGCTGCTCGTCCTCGCGCGCGGGTCGAAGCCCGCGTGCGCGAACCTCCGCCAGCAGTTCATCGGATGGCAGAAGAAGGTCTACCAGGTCGAGGTCGGCTGACCTCGGGAAGGAGCGAGTGGTATGAGCGAACTGCTGGACAACAACAAGCTGAGGTCGGTGCTCGGCGCACATGCCGTCAACGCCGACGATCCCGCCGGCGACGGCATCTACGCGCTCCAGTGGAGGAGCACCGAGACGTTCCTTCGGATGACGGAGGAGTACGTCGCGCCGGAGAAGCGCGCGGCGTACAGGCGGGCGCTGGAGATGGCGTTCCCGGGAAAGAAGGCGGTCCTGTGAGCGAGCGCGATCCGAAGACGGTGACGGCGTCGGAGCTGAGGTTCGCCACCACGGCCGACCCGTTCCTCGGTGGTCAGGCGGTGGCGGACGTCGTGGTCGACGTGCCGTCCGGTACGGTCACGAAGAACAGGCTCGGCAAGAGGCTCATCGACAGCCAGGACGCCGGGCCGCGGGAGGCCCGGCCCCTCGATCCATACAAGGTGTCGCTCACCGAGCACCTCGCGAACAGCACCCGCAAGCTGGTCGTCGCGCAGTACGTCCACCCGCTCGTGCTCGGTGTCCTGCGCAACCACGCCAGGTACGAGTGGACGCTGCAGGGCTTCGGCATGCTCCGCACGTACCTCACCAAGGAGCTCAGGCTCCACGTGTGGAACTCGAGCTTCGCGGTCCCGAGGGTGACGACGACCCATGACCACCCGTGGAACTTCGAGTCGCTGGTCATCGTCGGGCGGATCACGAACTCGCGGTACAGGCAGTGGCCGTGTACGCACACGCCGGAGCAGGTCGACGCGCTCAAGATCCGCCGCCCATTCATCAGGGCGAGGATCGTCTGCGGCACCGGCGGTGGGGTCGTGGACGACCTCGACCGGAAGCGGGTGTGGCTCGACCCGTTGCGCCCGGAGGTCTACGGCCCCGGCGAGTCGTACACGCAGCTCGCGGCCGAGGTCCACCACACGTCGTACGAGGACGGGACCGTGACCCTCGTCCGCCGGGAGTTCCTGCCCGACACGGAGCACGCCCACGTGTTCTACCGAGACGGCGAGGAGTGGGTGAGCGCCGAGCCGCGCCCGGCGTCGCCGGACGAGGTCGAGGCGGTCGTTACCCGGGCCCTGCTGAACTTCTGACCATGGTTCGCCGAGGCACCACGAACCGCAACCAGCGCGGCAACACGCGCGACTGGCGGGCCCGGCGGCGGTGGTTGGTCGCGACGTTCCGGGCGAACCGCGACCTCAGGTGGCGAGACGGCCGAGGCGACTACTCCGCCCCGCGCGGGAGCGCGGACCCTGCGTGTCGGTGCTACCGCTGCGGGAAGCTCCTCAGCGAGGCCACCGTTACGGTCGACCGGATCGTCCCTGGAGCCCGAGGCGGCACGTACCAGCGCAATAATATTCGTCCTGCCTGCCCGCGTTGCAATAGCGAGGCCGGAGCCACCATTCGGAGGGTGCGATGCTGAGGATCATGTCGATGCACGTCGAGAACTTCCTGTCGTTCGGCGAGGCCGACTTCGACTTCGCCGATGCCGGGCTCGTGCTCGTGGAGGGTGACAACCGAGACGACGACAGCGCTCGATCAAACGGCTCAGGGAAGTCCGCTATGATAGATGCGCTGGTGTGGTGTCTGTTCGGCACCACGCTGCGCGGATACCAGCATGACGACGTCGTCAACCGCCGGTCCGGTGACGCTGGTTGCGTCGTCACCACCTACCTGTCGAGCGGTGCTGAGAAGTGGGCGGTGACGCGTGCGCGCCGCCACAAGAAGCTGAAGAACACCCTCACGGTAGAGGATGCCAGCGGGGTCGGCTTCGTGTACGCGAGCGACAAGGACGCGCAGGCCGAGGTCGAGCGCCGCCTGGGTTGCTCCGAGAGGACGTTCCTGTCGAGCGTCGTGTTCGGTCAGGACCGCGCCTACAGGTTCAGCTCGCTCACGGACGGCGAGCAGAAGAAGATCCTGGACGAGGTGCTCGGCGTCGAGCGCTTCGCGGACGCGTGCACGGCGGCGCGCAAAGCGACGGCGGCGGCCGGCGCCGAGCTCGAGACCGCGCGCCGCGAGCTCAAGGCCGTCGAGCACTTGCGAGGCGAGCTCGAGGAGGAGATCGGGGACCTCGATGCCAAGCACACCTCCTTCGAGGAGGCGCAGGCGAGCAAGGTCGAGGCCGAGCGCGAGAAGCTGGCTCGGTGGAAGGCTCAGCTCGGCAAGACCCGCAAGTTCCCGAACATCCCGGTGCTGAAGCTCGCCGCGGAGGTGGCCCTGAAGGCCCTCGCGGCGAGTGAGAAGCGGAGCGAGAAGTGGGTCGGCGTGGATGCGGAGGCCCGCGCGGCCGTCGCCGGGAGCAAGACCAAGCTCGACCTCACCGTCGCGGAGCTGCGGAGGCGGCGGGCGGCTCCTGGGAAGTGCCCGACCTGCGGCCAGAAGGTCGCGGGGAAGGTCGGCACCGACGCGGTCGCGGAGCTCCGCGACGAGGTGGAGAAGCTGCAGGTGGCCAACGCCGGGTGGGTCAAGATCGCGGAGGAGGCCGCCGCCACCATGACCAGCTGCCGCGCCGAGCTCAAGGCCGCGCGCCAGGCGATGGCCGACGCCCAAAATGCGTGGAACGCCGGCGTGGCGCTCGAGGCCGACGCGTCGTCCTTGCGCCGGCGCCGCGCGGACTGCGAGGAGCGGATCGCCGAGCTCGAGGGAGAGGTCAGCCCGTACGCGGAGCTCGCCGGCGCCGCTAGAGTCAAGCACGCGCGGTATGAGAAGGAGGCGAAGGCGCTCGCCGTCGACGTGGCTGTCCACGAGGTGGACCTCAAGCGGGCGCAGTTCTGGGTCCAGGCGTTCGGCGCGGCCGGCTTGCGGTCCCTGCTGCTCGACACCTCGCTCCCGATCCTCAACGAGGAGGCGTCGCGGGTCTCGCGCGCGGTCACCGGCGGCTCGATCAGCATCGAGTTCAGCGCGACGTCCGAGCAGAAGTCGGGCAAGGTCGTCGACCGCTTCGAGGTCAGGGTGGACAACAGGCACGGGGCCGGCACCTACGAGGGCAACAGCGCCGGCGAGCGCGCCAAGGTCGACCTGTGCGTCGGCCTGGCGCTCCAGCGGCTCGTCGCGTCTCGGTCGACCGCGTCGTTCAACATCGCATTCTACGACGAGGTGTTCGACCACCTCGACTCTGCGGCGCACGAGCGCGTGGTAGGCGTCCTGTCCGACCTCGACAAGGAGAGCGTCTTCGTCGTGAGCCACGACGATGACCTCAAGGCGTGGTTCCCGGCCACGCTGCGGGTGGTCAAGGAGGGCGGGATGTCGAGGGTGGAGACCTGATCCTTGGTATTACTGTTGACAACGTCATCACGAGCGCGGTAGGATAGCTGGGAGATGGCCGAGATCATCACGAAGCGTTTCATAGTCTGTCCGGGTTGCGGCAAGTACCATCACCCAGTCGAGCATCTGTTCGACGGCACCGAGCGGACGTTCTGGAGCTGGAATTGCGGGACTGAAGATTGCTCGACTGAGATATCGGGCGCGGTTCATCCCGATGGCACGATCGACGTCAAGTCTGAGATCAAGGAGAAGCGTCAGCGCGGGTTCGCGCTGCTCAAGCTCCGCGACCTGTACCTCGTGATGGAAGAAAGGTATTGTCGCATCCTGCCTGATCGAGCCGACTACTTCTACCACTCGCACAAGTGCCCGACCAACCTCTTGCATGACGTGGTCGAGGTGTATGGGACGAGCGGCGAGAACGACCCGCATGGCTTGATCCGGTACGTCGCGGGCATCGACAGCACGCCTGAGACACGCGAAATTCTTCGCAACTCGTCGCTTCGCCAAGTCATGGAGTTGTTCGGCACCGACGGCGAGCCGATCGCCACAGACTGGCCGGAATCGAATGAAGGCGTGATCCCATGGATCGCTGAGATACGGCGAGAAGACGCCAAAAAGTCGTAGCGGGTGGTGGAGTAGTCAACCGGGCAAGTTCATGCGCCGACGCGATCCCTTTCGTAGCCCTCGCGGATCCAAGAGCCACAGCGCCAGGTGGCGCCGGGTCGTCCGAGCCATCGTCCAGAGAGACGGGATGCTCTGCTCGATCTGCTGCTACCCGATGAAGATGGGTGCCCGCCCGGGCAGCGACCCGGACGCCATTACAATCGACCACCGCGTCCCGAGGGCTAGAGGAGGGGACGACCGCATGGACAACCTGCAGCTCGCCCACAGAAGGTGTAACGGAGACCGCGGCACTGCGCCGTGGTCTGGCGGACCGGAGGCACCATGAAACAACGACTTCTAAAATTTCGCTCCGACGACGGGACGAGCAAAACCGGAGGAGGACCTCGCGGCGTTGACGTCGCTGTGGCTCTCACCGAGAGTGAGCGGTTCAGGCGTGCCATCTGGAAGGTCATGCGGGAGTTCACCCACGTCGCGTTATCCGACCTGATCCGGAACGGTTTGTATGAGATCGCCGCCGGGTACCACTACTGGCGTCAGGAAGAGCGAGACGTGGAGCGCGCCGCCAAACGACTCCGAGACCTGCGTAAGAAGTGGTCATGACCATCAAGCCGTTGCGGGACGACCTGATCCGGAAGATGCGGCACGAGCACTGCGTCGCCGCTCAGCGCGCGGTGACGCGGGTGTGGGTGGACAGCCAGCTGGAGCAGGTAAACGGCGGTGGGTACCCGGTCACCGGACCATGGTCGTTCCGCGAGACGTGCGAGCACCACAACTGGGACGATCTCGATGGTCGGTGGTTGCGGTGTTCTCGGTGCTGGTGGTGCAAGCCCGTGCTCGGGGTCCCGCCGAAGCTCGAGAAGCTGCCGGCGCTCCTGAAGGGGCGGGTGCTCCCGCCGCTGTCCGGCAAGGTCGATCTGCACGCGCTCTACTGCAACGCCGGGTTCGTCCTGGACGACGATCGCCGGTCGGTGCTGTCCGCCGTGCGCGTCCGCGTCGTCCAGCACTCGTGGGGCTCCGGCGCCGACATCCGGCGGTGTGGAGCGGAGGTCAGGTTCCGGGACCGTGGGTGGCGCGAGGCCGCGGTGTTCATGGAGACGTGGACGCACCGCCTCGTCTCCGCGCTGAGCGTGGCCGAGCCGAGGCGCCCGAAGGCGCTGTGGCGGGCGGTCCAGGAGGCTATGGAGTGCCGCTGGGCGCCGCCGTGGGAACGGGAATCATGGAAGGAGACGACGTGAGCATCATCAAGGTACATAGACCAGTGTTCTGCCTCTACCACGACATGCCTGTGGTGACGTGGCAGGTAGGCGACGGGCCGATCCGCACCGACGTCAACATGCTCGCCCAGTACCGAAGCTGGCGCTCCGGCAGTTGCGGGAAGCACGAGCCTGCGCCTGTGTTCTGGGAGTCGCGCGGGCCAGAGGTTGTCCGCGCCCTGGAGTTCTGCGGCGCCGCGGCGGTCATCCTCGAGCACGTCGGCGACCGGCGGGTCGCATACCTCTGGTTCGCGCGCGAGCGGGGGTTATTCTCAGGATCGGAGGAGTTCCGCGTCTGCTCGGTCAGCGTCGAGGGTGGCACCAGGGGTTTAGCATCCCGCGTGACGGTCACCCTGCCGACGGATGAGGACGTCATGTTCACGTTCAGCTGGAACCAGATGCAGCTCTGGCGCAAGCCGGACGTGGCAGACGGCGTCGCGGTGTCACAGGTGCAGGCCCCGTGATCACCAAGCCGAGCGTCATGGCTCGCATCCTGGCCGCCACCGCGGGCGCGCCATACGAGCTCGAGCACCCGGAGCTGACCCGGCACGCGCCGTTCAAGGTCGTGTGCGCAGATCCTCCGTGGCCGTTCGGGGACTCTCTTCCCGGACCAGGGCGCGGCGCTGCGAAGCACTACGGCGTGCTCAGCTTGGACGACATCAGGAACCACAGGTTCGTCGGAGGCGAGGTGCTCGACCCGCGGCGCGACCTCGTCGCGGACGACGCATACCTGTTCCTGTGGCGCGTGAGTGCCGGGGCCGACATCGCCACGCTCACCTTCGCGGAGGAGGCATACCAGGTCGCCCGCGCGTGGGGCTTCGCGCCGAAGACCGAGGTCGTGCTGCGCAAGCAGACGAAGAACGGGAAGCGTCACTTCGGGATGGGCTGGCACATCCGCAACGAGCACGAGACCTGTGTCCTCGCGGTCCGCGGCAAGCCGAAGCCGCTGGTGCAGAACATCCGGTCGGTGATCGAGGCGCGGGTCTCGCGTCGTCACAGCGCCAAGCCCGAGGTGTTCTACACAGACATCGTGGAGAAGATCAGCGACGGGCCGTACGTCGAGCTGTTCGCGAGGAGCACGCGTCCCGGCTGGACCTGCCTCGGCGACGAGGTGCCGTGATGGCGACGTGGCAGGTCCTCCTGCTGCTCGGCCTGCTGTCGGCGGTCGTCTGGACCACGTCGACGCTGTTCGGAGGTCGGCGGCGCCTGCGCGGGGACAGCCGGGTCGGCCAGCTGGGCGCACCGAGCTGCTGGTGGTGCGGCGCCCGGCACGACGGCAGGATGTTCATCGACTGTCCGAGCCGCGAGGATTGACGTCATCTTTCTGTTGACGACGTCACCAGGATGAGGTAGCGTCTCCCGGATGAAGATATTCGGAGAAGAAGAGGTCGAGTGGCTCGACGGCATGTGCCAATTCCGGCACGTCCTCGTCGCCACCAGTCGAGGTAGCTGGAGCAGGCTGTGCTACGCCCTGCCCTCGGAGTACGAGACGGTCGAGCCGTCGCCGAGGCCGACGACGGATCCGGTCGTCTGGAAGCACGACCGGAGCAAGATCACCTGCGCCGGCTGCCTCGCGGTCCTCGACGGTGCCGTCGTCGAGCGCGTCCCGGTGCCGCTGTGACCGACGCCAGCGCGGCTGACGACCTGGTGGTGGCGGCGCAGCAGCAGCTCGACGAGCACAAGGCATGGCTCTGCCTGGAGATCTCCAGGATCCCATCCGACGTCGGGGTGGACGGCTCCAAGCCTGTGCTCTGCGCTCAGGCGCTCAGCATCGGGCTCCGCGTCGCGCGGACCAACGGGCGCGTCGTGTCCCTGATGTTTGAGTACCCGGACGAGCTGTACGCGTTCCTCATCTCCGGTCTCGCGCCACAGCACCTCCGCGCGTCGCTCGCCGGCGGCCACGTGGTCGACCTGAACAAGCCCGCGTCCACGCTCCGGCGCGCGCCGGACGGGGAGTAGCGGGAGTTATGTCTTCCGTAGACGACATCGAGCAGGTGAAGAAGCGCCTCCGCGAGCACGCCGGCAAGGGTGCGAGCAAAGGCAAGGCCGGCCGCGCGCCCATCACCTCGATCGCCAAGGTCGAGTCCGACCGCGGGCGCAAGAACAGCCGGGTCAAGGGTAACCGGGCCGAGCTCGACGTCGCCGAGATGTTCTCGCGGTGGAGCGGCGAGGTCGTCCGCCGCACGCCGGGCTCCGGCGGGTGGTCGAACGCGAAGTTCGGCGTGACCGCCGACCTCGTGTGCGCGAACCGAGCCTTCCCGTACTCAGTTGAGGTCAAACACAGGGAAAACTGGGTCCTCGACGACCTGGTCACTGGTGTTCGCCGTGAGCATGACAAGAGCATCGTCCAGTGGTGGAAGCAGTGCGTCGACTCGTGCCCGCGAGATGCTGCGCGTCAGCGCGATGGCATCCGCAGGGACGCCCCTTTCGCGAAGCTGCCGCTGCTCGTGTTCCGACGCAACCGGCAGCCGTGGCTCGTGATGATGAGCGAGGACACCACGTGCCAGGGAGGCGTCGGGGTCGGCCTGTTCGAGGTCCCGTGCTCGCCGCTCATCCGCATCGTGAAGGTGATGCTGCTCGAGGTGTTCCTCGACCTCGAGCCCGTCCCCGAGGGTCTCAAGAACTACAAAGAAGATTGACGCGAAGCTGTTCTCGAATACAACTGAGAGAAGGAGAACGACATGAACCGGATCATCGTGCTACTCACCGCAACGCTGTTCGCCTGCTACTACGAGCCGAACACAGAGGAGGTCGAACAGAATACCGTGTGTGCCCCGGCGGCGAGGTGCAACCCGATCATCTGCGTCAGGATCTTCAACGGGGTCCACTGCGACACACGAGATGAAGAGGCGAACGTCCAGTGCCGCAGGTCATCGTGCGGTCAGGCGTCGTTCTGCCCGACTCCTGTGTCGTTCACCAGCATGATCGACGACATCTCGTACACGTGCGAGCACACCGGGTGCGCCGGAAACCCTTGCCCGTTTCCAAGCGAGGACTACTGGAACTGCATGTACAACATATCGAACGCCAAGACGTTTCAGTGTCAGTACCAGGCTGAAGCTAAGTAACACACGACGTTAGCGCTGCACATGACTAGGAAGAGATGGGAGCCATGAGCACGAAGAGGATCGCCGAGATCCTGCACGTCGACGAGGTCAAGCTCTCGCACGGGCCCGATGGTGTCCTGATCTCCACTCGGGTCGACGACCTGTGGAAGCACATGGCGATCGACCACGAGGACCTCGGGACCGGCAAGCACAGGCTCGAGGTCCTCGTCAAGCACCTGGTGATCGCGGCTGACGAGAGCATTAAGCAGGACAACATCCGCAAGGGCCTCCCTCCATTCGCGTTCGACGGCGCCACGCGAGCGGCGGTGCGCGCCGACCAGGAAGCCAACCAGCGTCGCTGGGTCGAGCGGGCCGAGGCGGCAGTGCAGCAGGCCAATGAGCGCTTCGAGCGCAGAACCCAGGTTACGGGAGTCGATCAGTTTGCGTCGATGACTTCACTCGCCGCACTCCCCGAGCGCAATGAGGTTCCAGAGACTCAGGAGCGCGTCGCGATCGACCAGCTACCGAGCCGGTTCCACGCCATCATGGCTGAGCTCGAGGACCTGTGAGCTGGCGAGAGCTGTTCGGCGACGCGACCCCGGAGGACCTCGCCATCATGCTCGGCGTGGACGAGGTTACGTTGCTTGCGACGCAATCGATGGATATCGTGCTACGAGTTCGTCTGGGAGTGAACTTTACCCAGAGCAGTATAAGTTACCTAGAACTAGAGAAGAGCTTTACGGTATACCGCGTCAGGAGCATCGTGATCGACACGCTAAAAATCATGGCGCGGAAGCTTCGCCGCGGTCCTGTTCCTGAGCCGGTCCAGAGTGTGTTAACATATGTGCTCCCTGAGCAAGACACGACGCCGGGTGAGCAACATGCAGATCGGTTCGCGGCGATCGCGGAGGAGATGAAGGACACATGAGGCAGCTGAGGTACATCGACTACGACTGTCCGTCTTGCGGTGACGCATGCACGCGGTTCGTCTACTTCGACACAGAAGCTAGCGTGCCGACCGAGGCGCAGACCTGCCTCGAGCATGTGCAGCCAGAGGGTCACGCCATAGAGGGGACCTGCAGCAGCGTGCTCGTTCCGCGCGAGATGTCCGGGGTCGGCTACATGAAGACCATCACGAAGGGCAACGAGGACTTCTCCGAGCGCGAGCGCGAGCGCCTCGAGAAGCGGCAGGACGACCACTGGCGCCGGCAGGGTCGGGACGAGGCCATCGACCGCGAGCGCGCGTTCTTGAAGAAGAACGGCGCGGTCGGCGGGGTCCGGTGAGCCGAGCGTCCGAGAGCCGACCGCTGCGCGGCCATCGGGTCCTGAAGCACCACTACTACATCTCCGACGAGGACCTCCTGCGGGTCTGGGTCGAGTCGGCGACGCTGGAAGAGGTCGCGGACATGTGTGGCATCACCGTCAGCACCGTCTTGAACCGCATGACCAAGATGCGGAACCGAGGGGTCGAGGTCCCGAGGTGGCGCGACCTCCAGCGTCAGCGGCTGCTGGTCAGTCTTGGCGCCACGCCTTGACGGTGACCTGGACCGTCTGCCCGGTAGACGGCTGTGTCCCGGTGGGGTCGATCCACAGCGCCACGAACTGACGCTCGTGGAATTCGATGTACATCTGGTCCTGGTCGGTCGGCGAGTTCATCTGCAGAACACCGTGCGGCTTCGCGGTCGGCGGAGGCGGCGCGCCGAACCCGGTGACGTACTCGTAGTCGAACGTGTAGAGCACGCGAAGTCCGATCGGTGGCGCGGTTGTCCCGAACTCGAGGGAGAGGCGCTGGCCCTGCGCGACGAAGCCGAAGTAGCACTGGCCGCGCGGGTCGCGCGGGTCGAGGACCGGGGCGAACGGGGTGGGCGGGTTGAGGTCAACGAGGCGGAAGTAGTCGTTGGTGTGGTTCGTGGCTGTCATTTCGCGCGGGAAGGTACACGCAGGACCCGTTCTCCGCAGCTCGGCCTGGCACGAATGTAGGTAAATCTACCTGGTTCAGGTGGGGTGCACCGCTGGTGCACCTGCACCACTATGGGAAGTGGCCGAATATGCTGGATACCTGGTACAGATCGTGCCGGTTGCATGCGCCCTGACGCCCAGTTACGCTGGACTGGTGAGCAGGCGAAGACGCCGGAGACCTGTGGTGAAGATGGACCTCTACCGCAAGGCGAAGTGGATGGTGGCGAACGGCCTGCCGCCGGCGCACGTCGCCGCGCGCCTCGGCATCTCCCGCACAACCGGGCTGCGCTGGCGCCAGCTCATGGACCACGACGCGACCGTCAGCGAGCTCCGGCGCCGGGTGCTGCAGCTGCCGCCGCATTGCCGAGAGCAGATCGCCACGGCGATCCAGGACGCGAGGAGAGCAGCGTGAACGACGATTTGCATCTTGTGCCGTGCAGGCTGAGCGACTTAGGTCGTGGCGTTACCCTCCTCGTCTCGAGCAGCGCCGACGAACCGCTGCGCCCAGCTACGCGGTGGGAGCGCTTGAAGTACGCGGTGCTTCAGCCGCTGTTTCACACCACTCGTTGGTTTCGACCTCGGGTTACTGTGGTTAGGATCGGGGACGACGGGTGCGAGCTGACTTACGAGCGCTGGTCTTGGCTCCGCTGGTGCTGGGAGCAGGTGTCATGAGCTCGTCGAAGAAGGACCGGACCACGGCGCCTCGCATGGGATCGCGCCCGTCCAAGGCGAAGCACGTCGACGATCGCAACGTGGCGCCGCCGGCGGGCTACCGCGCCGCCGGCAAGCCCAAGCCGGGTGAGCACGCCATGCGCGATCAGCTCGCCCGGCGCTTGCCCCGCGTCAACGCCAACCTCTGCCAGAACCTGGACTGCGGTCACGCCCACGAGGCGCACGACCTGGACGACTCGTGCTCGGAATGCGAGTGCCGGGTCTGGACGCCGGTGGTACCTTCAGACGTCACCGAGGGCGGCTCCGAGCTTCCTTCGTCGCCGGCAGCATCACCAGGTGCTGCCGGCATCCTCGTCCTGGCCGACCTGGACGCACCTCCTCCGGCCGACCCGTGGTGGACGCCGGAGCGCGAGCGCGCGTTCTCCCTCACCCTCCAGGGCGCGCCTCAACACGTCGTCGCCGGCGAGCTCGGTCGCGACCGCCACACGGTCGCCCGGTGGGTGGAGGACGACCGCTTCGTGCAGCGGCTGTTCGACGAGAACGCGTCGCGGTTCAAGGCGTCGCGCCAGCGCCGAGCGGTCCAGACCGTGCGGCTCACCGACAAGGCTGAGAGCCTCGCGGTCAAGATGCTCGACAAGGCGATCAAGCTGGCCGAGAAGGGCGAGGACCAGCTCGGGGTCCGCCTCGCCGCGCGCGACTGGCTGCAGGAGTTTCGTGAGAACTCGCGGCGCGAGGACGAGATCTACGGGATCGCCGGCTCGAAGGTCGACGTCAACGTGCACGGCAACGTCCAGCACCAGCACCGCGGCAAGGTCGACGTGAGCTTCAAGGCGTTCCTGACGACGTCACTGGAGAACGTCGGCGTCGACCTGGGCAAGGAGGAGGTCGCCGCCGACCGCGCGGACGCGGCGCTGGTCGCGGTCACCGAGCGGGCGCTGCTCGAGGGGACCTTCCTGGACGAGCTGGTCGAGCGCGAGAAGGAGCAGAGGCTCGCGCCCATGCTCGCCGACCGCTAGCGGTTGCACCAGCACTCGCAGCCGGTCACGAAGCACCTCGGCTGCAACGCGCCGGCCGCGTGCTCAGCGCTGCACGTCTTGCACTTGAGCTGTGCTTCTTCCCGCAAGCCTGCACCTCGCAGCTTCATGGCCGCCGCTCGGCAGACGTTGCAGTCCGGCTCGAGGTCGTTGTTGTCGGGTTCGAGCGTCGCCGCGCTGGAGACCAGTCGTCCACACAGCGTGCGGTGCTGGTCTACCGTCTCGTGCGAGATGCACGGCGCTGTGTCACTGCGGAACGAGCTCGTGAACACCACGTAGAAGCGGGTCACCGGAGCTACTCGGTAGGTGTCCGCGGCTCGGCCGCCGGTTGCCAGAGAGGGTCGAGGAGGACGCGGCACGCGTCGGCGAAGTCCACCCACTCAGGCAGATCCGGGTCGCAGGCCCCGCGCGCCCTCGCGCGGAGCAGCTTGAAGTGCCGGTGGAACCAGTCCCCGTCCCATGGCATCCCAGGACACGAGAGCCGGTACGAGACCACGGACATCCGGGCGATGCGCCCGGCGAACAGGTCGGCCGTCACCACCGCTGACCCATCGCCGCGGAGTGGCGGACCTTCGCCGAGATCCGGCACTCATCAACGACCCGCGCGACCTCCCCGTTCGCGTGGGCCGCCCACCGGGCGACCGACTTGGCTCGGTGCATCAGCTTGAGGTCGGACGCCATCTTCATGTCGACGCCGATCTTCTTCCAGTAGTTCATCGTGTTCCTTTCGCGGGGCAGAGCTTGTTGCCCGCGTTGTGCCCCAGCACCCCGCAGGCTCGGCAGGTGATCTTTGCCCGGTGAGGAGCCGGACCCTTCGGTTTGACCTCGCTGACGAGGCCGGAACTGATCTTCCACGAGGATGACGGCTTCGGGAGCGTCACCGCGGCCTCGGGTGCCCGCCGACCACGTGGTCGACGACCACCGTGCAGGCTCGCGTGGGCTCTTCCCAGCGCGCCGCCGGGACCTCCTGCAGGGCATTCGCGGTCCTGGCCTGCTCCGTCGCGAGCTGGCCGCGGAGCAGGTCGTTGTCCCTCGCGAGCTGACCCGCGTCGTACTTCGCGACGTCGAGCTCGCCTCGGAGGCTCTTGACCTCGTGGTCAGCCGCGTCGAGCAGCGTGAGCACCGTGAGCAGCTGGGAGCAGAGCGCGGAGACGTCGGCCTGGTGGTAGAGGTGCGTCGCCGCCGCCATCCGGTCGAGCCCGTCGCACAGGCGCGCCACCAGGCGACCGCCGCGGGACTCGTCGCCGCGCAGGAGCTCCGTGCCTCGGCGCGCGAGCACGCGCAGCCGGCGCACGTCGTCGCGGTCGACGGCGGTGATCCGCCTCGCCTCCTGGTCAGCCTGGGCGACGAGCGCGGCTGACCGGCGGAGGCGGCCCCGCGGGGTCTCGGCCGGCACGCGGGTCGCGAATAGGTCGGTTCGGGTGTGTACTGACATCTGGTCTTGGTCCTTTACTTCTGTCTGTCTGCTTGCAACCGGAGCGCATCGTCGATGCGCCGGTCTAATATGATGTCCCCAGTGCCACGGTCCAGGACAGCGTGGTCTACGAAGAGGTACGTCGAGGCGACGTTCAGTGACCTGCGGACACCGAGCACGTTTCTCGGGAACGGCACGCCCAGCCGCTGTCGCCACCCTCTCACCAGCTCCCGCATCTCTAGCTCATGTGCGGCAGAGGTCCCGCACACGATCATTGTAGGTAGGTTGTCCCTGAGACACTCGGCGAACGCGCGCACGAGGCCGCGCCACGTTCTTCCGGTTCTGCGACCGACTCCAGAATCCCATGGGTATGGTCCAGCCATGTACCTATTATTCTGGTCCGCGGCGAACACGTCGAAGTCCACCAGGTCGAGCTGGTCGCGGATCTCGTCAGCTAGCGCGTCGATCTCGGCACGTCTGCGGTCATTGCGGGTGAACCGCGGGCGGGTTGTGCGGGACACGTCGAAGACCCGGACACCGGGTACCTCCACTTCTGGTTTCGCGGTTATGGGCAGCTTCGGCGGCGGGAACATCGTGTGGAGCGTGAGCTGGCGGCACACCACGCAGTGCAGGTTGAGCTCTGACAAGCTCATCGTGACCAGCTCCCGTCGACCGCACCTGCCGCACCTGTACTCCGCGCACCTCGTCGACGGGGAGATCTTGTAGGTCGGTCCCGGCGGAGGGCACCCGAGGCACACAGCGATGGTTGCAACGGGCTCGAGGGCGCGGCGCAGCGCGAACGCTCCCCCCTCGCATCTCGGGCACATAGGATAATCGGTCTGATCGCGCAGCACGGTTTCAGTCGGGGGAAGAGTTGAGCTCAACTCTTCGTCCACCACGATCTGGGCGCTCGGCACCGGCGGAGGTTCGGACGTGGTGAGCAGGTCGATGAGGGAGAAGGCGACCCCTCCGGTGAGCTTCGTAGGGATCTGCTCCAGGTATGCGCGGGCCTCGACCAGCAGAGGCTCGGACCTGGTCGGCATCTCGGGCGGAGAGTTGAGCTCCTCCGCGATCATCGTGAACCTGAGGTCCTTGTCGTCCGGCATCTTGAGGTCATCTTGCCGGTTCACGTTGACGTTGTCAACGTTAATTGTCGGTCACGCGGCCGCGTCGAGCACAGCCTGGCGCAGTATCCTGACGATCGCCTTCGCCTCCTCGATGCTGATCTCGCGGGCGATGCAGACGCTCGTCGTCGCACCGGCGACGAACCCGAGCTCGAACTCGAACTTGATGGTCACGGTCTCGTCATCCTCGTCGCCGGTGATCGTGAACCCACGCACGCTGTCAACGTCGCTCTCGGACGTGGCGACGCTGGCACCCATCAGCTTCCTGCCGACCTGGCTCTCGATGACCTGCGCTGGACGGCGGAGGTTGCGGGTGACCGCGGACGCGCTGGGCATCACCTTCGGCGCGGCCGGGTCCGACTTCTTCGTCCCACCTCCGTCCTCCGCCTTCTTGATCGCGTCCACGACGTCATCCTCATCCGGGAGCTCCAGCATCCGGGCAGGCTCCTCCTTCTGCCGGCGGCCCCGGAGCTCGTACCGGACGTCGGCGAAGCGGGTCTGCGCGACCTGGTCGTCGGGGTCCACGTCGAGCCGCTCGGACATCTGGCGCAGCTGGGCCTCCAGCTCCGTGGTGGTCATCTTCTTGAGAGTAACCGCCTGGGTCGGAGTCACCGCCGGTCCGGGACGGAGCGTGAACTCCTCGCCGCGACGCTTCAGCTCGCCCTTGAGCGCGTTCACGCGGTCGGTCTGCTCCCAGGGCACCCCGTCGGGCCAGGTCAGGAAGATGGTCTGCAGGTCGTTCTTGAGGTCGTCGACTGACATCAGCTTCACGGACATGTTCACTCGCTTCTTCTGGTAGCTTTTTGTGAGATGTTACTTGCTGGCTTCGATGAGGGCGAAGATCATCCAGTCCTCGACGAACGCATTGTCTGGCTTCGTGTTTTTGATCATGTTGAGGAGAAGCTCACGCGCCTCGTCCCAGGACAACGGTTTGTGGACTCGTGCCGCCGCGATCGCCGCGGAGAACGCAACCTTGTAATGCTTGCAGGTCAGCGCCAGGCGCTCCTCGGCCTGGTGCTGCGCGAACAGCGCCGCGCCGAGCTCGAGCGTGAGCTTGGCCTGCTCCGCCTCCATGGCGGTGATCTTCAGGACCAGGTTCGTGTCGAGCTCGTTCGCGCGGACGAGTGCGGCGGCCCGGCGCTCGTCGTCGGTCATCTGGCGCGGCTGCTCATCCCCGATAGACCGGCGCAGCTTCAGCTCCTCGCTGATCTGGTGGAACAGCACCTTGTCGCTCTCGATCTGCTCGGACTTGTCGCGGAGGTTGCGCTCCAGTGCCTCGGTGCTCATGTTTTTGGTGTCGATCATTTTTCTTGCTTTCTTGGCAGAGTTTCTTAGCTACAGAGCTTCTACGTTGATTGTAATCAACCCACATGAGGTGGCGACGCTAAAGCTAGTAGCTTTGGTGTCGACCGGAATGCCGAATCTCATGGCAAGTTCAGCGGTGATGGTGATGCTCTTGATCCCGAATTTAAGAGTTAGTTCACCAACACAGTTTGCCAGGTCGTTGAGTTGTTCACCGAACTTGTTGAAGTTGTCGGTCAACATTAGTTCCCTCATGATGCCTCCCTACTCGAAGCTGAACCCGAACCTTGACGACTTGGAGAGCTTCTCTAGGCCGAGGAGGGCCGACGCGAGCGCGTGTGCCAGGTGGTCGTCGCCGCTCGACTTGACCGTCTCGACGATCTCCTTGGTCTCCTCGTCGATCTCCTTGAATGGGGCGAGCGCCTTCAGGTGCTTGGTCAGGAGCTGCATCTCCGGGAGCTCCAGGTTCGGCAGCCCGAACTCGCGCTCCCGGATCGCCCGGCACACGTTCTTGAGCGTGAGCGTGCGGTCTACGGTTACTCGCGCGCGCTCCGGGTCGCTCCACTCCGGGACGAACGTCTTGCCGTGCTTGGCGCTCGAGTTGTACCACTGCGCCCAGAACTTGCCCTCGTCGCCGTTCGGCGACAGCCTGCGCAGCAGGAGGGAGTTGCGGTCCTTACCGTACCCGGCGTCGGCGATGGTGATGTCGGGGTTGAATGCAGAGAGGTACTTGTAGACGAGCTCTGCGCTCTCCATCTCTCGGTCGGTGTCTTCGACGATTCCGATCCCGATGAGGTACGGGCGCTGGTTGACAGAGTTGCGCCCAACGACAACCACCCAATTGAACTGGCCCCAATCTACGCCGACTGCCACTTGTGTCCATCCTCGCGTGCGCGCCGTCTTCAGCTCGTGCCCGGAGCACGCGCGTACGAAGTCAGCGTCGCTGAGCATCTCGAGCTCACCCGCCGCTGGGATGCCGATTACATAGCAAAGCCAAATTTCTTTGAAGCGAAGATCGATCTTGTCTTGCATCACCTGCGTCGCGCTGATCCACGGCGCGATCAGCTGAGGCAGGTGGTACCCGCGGATGAGCTTCCGGTCCGGGTACCGCGCGACCCACTGGCCGGTGAACACGCGGTCGAGCTTGCCGCGGCACGTCCGCTTCCTGCACAGGTACTCGTAGCTCTCCGGCGGCAGCTCGCGCGCGCCGAGCGGGATGTCCTTGACCTGGATGATGTTGTCCGTGTGCGAGATCTCCTGCCACTCGCTGCACCGTTGGCACCGCACCATCCACAGCCGCTGGTCGGACGCGCGGAACGGGATGTCGATCCCCTGGTTCGGTAGGGTCGGCGTGGAGATCTCGCGGAACAGCCGCCACTTCGAGCTCTTGAGGGACTCCTTGAACGCGAACTCGACCTTGTCGCGCATCCGGTCCTTCTCGTCGAGGACGACGACGTCCGCGTCGATGCCCTCGCCGAGGTTGCTCTCCCAAGCGGACCGGAACAACCAGTAGCTGTCGCCGACCCGCCGGGTGAACACCTGGTTCGGCGTGCCGGCGAGCGCGGCCATGCGCGGCGACTCCGCGAAGGAGGCCGCGACGCGCGTGTTGCTGAAGTCGATGAGCTGCTTGTCACGTGGGAACGTGGTCACGGCCTTCGTTCCCGGGTGCGTGGCCAGGAAGTGCCACACCTCGGCCGCCATGACCTCCGTACCTCCTGTCTGCCGGCCCTTCTCGTAGACCTTGTGGCGGTGCTGGTCGCGCAGAGGTTCGCGCAGGAACGGGCGGTGATGGAGCAACCGGCTGTACAGCTCGTTCTCGTAGTCGCTCTGGATGAGCGTCTGCCTGACCTTGCCGAGTGACTCCTCCGACAGCTTGCGCGAGTTGTCGAAGACGAGTGGCTCGCCCTTGACTCGCCGGTTGAGCATGCACCACACGACTGGGTCGCGCTCAGCCATGGCCTCCAGGCCGGACATCGCGTCGGTGTCCGGGGGCAACTCGATGAGATCGGAGACCTTCATTCCCTTCGAGGCTACAGGAAAACGCTCACAGGTTCTTGAGGATCTCCGGCGCGAGGCCGACGAGCCACTCGTACTCCTCGAGCGTGAGCAGCATCCTCGTGACCTGCTTGCGGTGGCGAGCGTCGACGCTGCCGACGCGCTCCGGCAGCGTGACCTCGTCGACGACGTTGACGAGGCCGCTGTCGTCCACCTCGACCCTGAGCCGGCGACCCGGCTCCTCGTCCTGGTCCTCCTTGGGGCGGACGGCGACGAAGGTCCCGTCGTCGGTCCGCGCGCTCACCATCGGGTCGGTGCCGTCGCGGTCGTACTCATCGGTGCTGATCAGCTCCACGTCTTCTGGATCGTTCCCCATCATCTCCCTCCGGTCGGTGTGGTGTGTTCGTCGACGAAGTCGCAGCTCTCGGCGGCGGCGAGCACCGCCGCCACCTCGACCGGCATCAGCTGCATGGTGGTCCTGATGTGCGGGTCCCTGGCGCAGTCCAGTGATGTCACGATCGGCTGCGCCACCGTCAGCTCGGACGTCGTCGGCTCTGCCTCGTCGTCGTACCCACGGTACAGCCGGGAGAGGTTGGGGAGCCCGCTGAACTCTGAGACGTCGACCCCGACCTCACCGGGTCTCATGGGAGGGTCGACCTCGACGTCGACCACGACGCCACCGCACAAGATCCTCCGGTACTTCACGGCGCGCGGCCGGCGTACTGGCCGTGGATCGCCAGGAGGAACGCGCAGTCCGTCAGGGTGCGCCGTCTGAGCTCGGCGTTCTCCACCGCGAGCCTGGTGAGGAGCTCTCGGAGCCGCGTCGACTCGGCGAGCTCGTCGCCGTACATCCACTGGTAGTGCTCTGCGAGGTCCAGTGTCATCAGAGTTTCCGTGGGTTGGTGACCCTGTCGATGAGCCGCCGGATGCGGGCTGTCTGCTCGGTCATCCTCGGCACGTCGAGCTCATAGAAGCGAGCCTCGGCATCCCTGCCGCCGGGGATCTTGGTCACCTGGACCAGGGCCGTAGATAGCGCGAATAACAGCTCGTCGAGCTCCTCCGGCGTGTAGCCGCGGGGCGGCGCGGCGGCGTCCTGGTCGTCGGCGTTGACCACGATCCGGAACGCCCTGGCAACCTGTCCATCGAGCTCGGTCCTCGGGTCTCCGCGGACCGCGCGGCACTCGTCGCACCCGCACGACGGGGAGCAGGACCGGGTCAGGGTCGTCACCTCGTCGCCCGCTTGAGCTCGTCGTTGATGACCTTCCGGATCCAGGAGCTCACGTTCGGGAACCCGAGCGCCTGAGAGCGCTCCACCCAGGAGTCGAGGTCCCTGGACGAGCACCGGAGCTGGTGCCTCTTGTCAAGGTCCGGCGACAAGACGCGCGGTCTTCCGGGAGCCTTGCCGCCGTCCGCCTCGTCGACGGTTGGTCTGCGTTTCTTCTGTGCCATGGACATACCTATCATTTCCTGTTGACGACGTCAACTCCTACCCGTTTTCAGGGCGACCTCCTCCTACTCGGCGGTCGTGGTGTACGTCGAGCCTCGCATGAAGACGTCCTTCAGCTGGTTGCTGACGATGACCAGGTCGGCCACGCGGCGAGGTCCGACGATGGTGCTCTGCACGTCGACGTCGTCGTGTCGGACTCCGCGTCCACACGGCCTGAGCCCAGCGCACTCGGCGTACGCGATCGACGTGTCCAGCGGGTCGCTCGTGCGGACGCAGAACAGCACCTGCGTGCTCGGGTCGTTGCACCGGAAGTCGACGCTGGCGCCGAGTAGCCGGGTCCCGGAGTCGGCGACGACCGGGGCGACCAGCTGCCCGTCCAGCTCGTGGAACGCCGACGGGCCGCCGACGGTCTCGACGTCCTGTTCTGTCGTGGAGTCGCCGCACGCGGTGACGGCGATGCACAAGGTGATCATGATCTTGTTCATGACTCTCGGCTCCTCTTGATGGCGGCGCGGACGCGCTCGCGCTCGACGTCCTCGCACGCCACGACGGCGTCCATCAGCTTCTTGTCGACGTTGCCCGTGATCGCCAGCTCGACGAGCCGGTTGAGCTCCCTCGGCGGGAGCGCGTCCAGCTCCCAGCTCTGGTCGCCGTACTTGGCGATGTAAGCCCGCGCTCTCGAGTCGGTGACCTTGGCTGGGTTCGGCGGCGGCTTGAACTTCTTGATCTGGGTCATGAGCCCGGCGTACCGCGCGTCGGTGAGCACGCTCGTGAGGTTCTGGTAGCTGCGCGGCGTGTTCGGAATCAGGTCGCGCGCTACGAACTGGTAGTAGACCTGCCGGGCGGTGAGCTTCTGACCGCCGTACTCGGAGATGATCTCGTCCGCCTTGCTGATGGTCGACATGGTCTCGGATCGGAAGTTGGTGATGCGGAACTGCTGCTTCATGGCATGTCATCCAAGATCTTGGTGATTGTTCGAGTGCTCGTCTTGCACACGCTTGGTACGGGTCGGACACCCGTCTGACTCGACGGCTGAGTGTTCATGGCGTCGAGGCAGTCTTCAAGGTCGACCGCCGAGACGACCGCGTGCGCGCCGGTGTGGCAGCGCTGGGCACGCCACGCGTCTCGGCACGTGATGGCCTGCGCTTCTGGCCGCACGAGGGCACAGTACGTGAACGCCTGCGCCTCGCACGCCTCCGACGCCGGTACGTCGTCACCTCTGCACGCCGCCTCCTTGAGGTGCTCGCACTCCTGGGTGGTCAGCGCCGAGGTGGAGATCGGATCGGCCGAGCAGTGGTCGACCGCCTGCGCCCGGCAGTCGTCGTCACCGACCGTGCACCCTGCGAATAACATCATCGCCGTCATCACAGTCAACCACAGATGAATGCTGTTGGTGTTCATGGTGCCATCTCCCAGATGACTTCGTTTCCAGCCATGCGGGCCGGTAGAAGCGCGTCTCGCGCTTATCGAGGGGCCACCCGACCCAGCGCCTCTGGCGGAGGAGGAACAGGAACCCGGACACCGGATACCTCACATCCTGGTTCCAGGGTGCGATGGGACAGTCCGGCGCGCAGTAGCCCATGCGCTGGCAGTCGCCGCAACGGAAACTACGTAGGTTGTACTCCACTATGATCCTCCGTATTCAATGACCGCACCGTGCTGCAAGACGCGCGGTTTGTCCTTCACCAACTCATCACGGAAAAAATGCCGGTCGCGCTTGATGTCGAGGTTAGCGCGCTTGGTAGCGTGGCGCTCCTGCGTCGTGTAGCTGCGCTTGCAGACGACGAGCGGGTAGCGCTCATTGACCGCGAGCTCGACCGCCTCGGCCTTACTCGCGGCGATCACGCACACCACGCCGCCGGTGTAGTCGCCGAGCGACTTCGGGTACCAGACGTACATCCTCACGACGTCATCTCCGGCGATGGGTCCACGCCGAGCTGCTGGACGCGAGTGCGCTCGGCGTGCGCGTGGAGATGCTTGACCGCGGCCGGCAGCACGATCCTCCCCTTCTGGGTCCGCATGATGAGGCCGAGCTCGAGGAGCACGGGCTCGATGATGCCCTCGATCTGGCCGCGCTCGATGCCGAGCTGCGCGGCGATGGTGAGCACGCCGACCGGCGAGCCGAGTCGCTCGCACAGGACCCCGAGGTACTCGCGGTCCTTGGCGTCGAGCCCGAGCGCGTCGAGCCCGAGCGCGTCGAACGTGGCCTCGGCGACCTCGAGCGTAAGCGTCGCCTCGCCGGCGCTCTCCATAAAGTCGCGGCAGTTGCGCACGAGGCGGTTGGCGACGCGCGGCGTGCCGCGGCTGCGCCGGCCGATCGCGTCGGCGATGTTGTCGCAGAACACGTTCGTGCGCATCCCGAGCCGCTCCATGGTCTTTCGAGCGATGGTCGCGAGGTCCGGGACCGAGTAGTGCCCGAGCTGGAACGTGTACGCGAAACGGTCCCGGAGCGGCCCGGTCAGCAGGTGCGCGCGCGTGGTCGCGCCGACCAGGGTGAAAGGCTGCAGCGGCAGGCGGACGGTGCGCTTGCCTGCGGACAGGTCGACGTGGCCGTCTTCCATGGCGGTGTACAGGAGCTCCTGCATCGCGGACTTGAGCCCATGGACCTCGTCCAGGAACAGCACGTCGTGGCGGCCGAGCGTGGTGAGCAGGCCGGTCAGCTCGCCCTTGTGCTCGATCGCCGTGGCGACCGCGGCGTGGAGCTTGGTACCCATTTCCGAGGCGATGATGTTCGACAAGCTCGTCTTACCACATCCTGCTAATCCGCTTAAGAGGACGTGGCTACACGCACGATCGCCGTGGCGGGCCGCGACCACGGCACGCCGGAGCACGTCGATCGTCGCTCGCTGGCCGACGTAGTCGTCGAATGAGGCGGGGCGGATGTCCTGGTCCTTGCTCATGTGGTCCTCTTTTTTTCCTCTGTCTGCTTGACCGCCTCGCCGATGCGATGAGCGTTCGTGATCTTCTCGAAGACCGGGAAACGCGTGGGCTCCTCGTGAGGCCTCGTCGACTCCTCTGGCAGGACCCCCGCGCGACGCGCGATCTCGAGTGCCTCCGCCCTCGATGCTCTGGTCTTGTTGGCGGCGAAGCGCTCCATCTGGTACAGCTGGCGCGCTTTGAACAACCAGGCTCGGATCGCCGCGAGGCGGTCGTGAGGTGCATCGCGGGTTCCGGCGAGCAACTTGTACTGCTCGTAGACCCGAACCGCATGCTCGACGTGTCCCGGCTCTGGCTTGCGCTCGGGTGGCGACCGCCACCAGTCCTTCGGTGGCAAGACTGACTCGACCGTCAGCTCTAGCTTGTGCTTGTAGTCTACCCACCACCCTGCAGCGTTTGCCATAGCATCACCGTCTCTTCGCCTTATTGCACATGACCTCATCGAGTAGTGGATCATGTCGTAGCTTGACATAGACGTGTTCGACGCCGAACTGGTGGTTGATTTTCTCGAAGGTGGTGGCGAGGTGATTGGCTCCGCGCTTCGTCTTGCGGGTCCCGACGCGAATGCTAGCCGTGTTGCACAGGAAGTCGGCAAACACATCCCAGCGATACCCGTTGCGTGTCATGTTGCGTTCACCAGTCATCTTAATCACCGCTTCTTGGTACGAGTGCGTTTCTCCTTCGACTTCGACTTAGAGGTGGCAGGCTTGGCAGCCAACTTGGCCTTGAGCTTCTTGACCTCCGCGGTGAGCCGGTCACGTTGTTGCGTGAACCAGGTGAGCTCAGTACCACGCACCTCAGCCTGCTCATGGAAGAAATCGCGGTCGCGCCGGCACTGATCGTACTCCTTCTTCAGCGTCGATGCCGACTCGAGCGCGTCGGCGACCGACTCGGCGCCGAACATCTCCCGGAGCTTGATGTGGAGCGAGAACAGGTTAGCTTCGGCTGCGTCACAAGACTCGACGGCCTCGCGCCCGATGTTGGAGTTACCGACGGCCTGCCGGGTCGCATCATCGCGCCCGCTCATCAGCAGCCGGACCCGGTTGGGCAGGCTGATCTCGATGTTGATGCCGGCGCCATCGCGCGGCACCGTGCGCGGGACGCCTGCGGCGTCGAGGATGTTGGTCAACTCGAGCATGATGTTCTCTTCTCGTGTGTTTTCAGGGTTCTCAATCATGATGTGCTCCTGCTCTCGCATGTTTTCTGGTTTATTAAACATCGGGCGATCATCGACCGCACTACGTGCACGTCGCTCGGCGAGCTTCTTGGCGACGGCATCGATCACTCCTTGGTCGACGGAGATCTCGTTACACCGGCGGCGGATCCACTCCGAGAGCTGAAGGCCTTCGGCGCCCGCGGTTACGCGCCAGCGCTTGAGATCATCGCTGGGAACGCGCAGTTCCACTCGCTCATCGTCTCTGGGTGACATGGTAACCGTTACTCTCTACACTTCGGGAACTTGTCGGTGTTCCAGCCGCTGACGTCGGTCTTGTCTCTGCGCCAGAGAACGCCGAGCCGCTGCATGTGGCAGCGCTGGCACTCCTCGACGGCAGCCATCGGGTAGGTGGGCGCCCAGTCATGACTCTCCTCCGGGCCATATGACACGGCGATCCCGTGCATGTCGACCACGCCATCGTAGAACACGTGGTCGTAGCCAGCCTCGCGGAGCTTCTCGCTGATCTCATCCACCGCGCTCTTGCTGAGCTCGAGGATCGCGTAGGTGCGTGTCTGTCGGATGCTCATCTGCGTGTCTCCTCGTGGTAGGTTGGTCCGAAGGGGGATCCATCACCATGACCAGAAATCTGTGTGGGTTGTTCTCGTTGCTGCTCGCCTGCGTCTCGCCGCCCGCTCCGGTCTTCGACCTGTCGACGACCGCACTGCAGGTCGACTGCTCGTCGGGAGGCGACGACACCGTCGCCGTCCAAGCGGCGATCAACGCCGGTCAGTGCCTGCCCGCGGGTACGTTCCGCGTCGACGCGCCGGCGCTCGGCGCGAACGGCCGGAGGCGGGACGCGATGCTCACCGGGGCGAAGCTCTGCGGCGCCGGCGAGGAGCTCACCACGGTCCTGTTCCGCGGCGACGCTCACCTGCTCTACTGGGTCGGGGTGAACTTGACCGCCAACGCCGAGGTCCACCACGTCACCCTGGACACGACGTGCCTCACCGACGTCGTCGAGCAGACCCACGTGACGCGCGCGTGGACGGGCGCGGACCACGCGTACATCCACGACGCGCTGTTCCGCCACCCGAAGCGGGCGAACGGAGTCAAGCCGGGCGACTGCGTCAACGTCGTCGGTCCCGGGTACGTCGCGGGCCAGCCGTACACCCCGATCCAGGGCATGACGATCGACCACGTGGCGTTCGAGTCGTGCGGTCGAGGCGGCGTGCAGGTGAGCCGCGGCCTGGACCATCTCAAGGTCTCGAACAGCACGTTCGGTGCCTGCGGCTTCGACGTCGGGTCGGAAGGGGCCGGTTTCAAGGACTCGGCCACAGGAACCATCGTCAGGACGCTCACCAACGTGGAGCTCGACCACAACCACTTCGGATCCCCGTACACCAGCGGCTACTCGCTGGAGTTCGAGTGGGTCGGCGGGGCGAGCGTCCACGACAACGTCAGCGATGCTCGCCCGTGGTTCATCTACTACTCCGACGACGTCGCGACGGCGTCCAATGTGGTCACGAACGTCACGAGCGCACCGGTCGTCAACCTCGCTGACGAGAACCACAGGTTCTCCTCGACGAACGACCTGCTGACGCAGGCGGTGGCGAACTTCGAGGTCGTCCGAGCCGCTGCGCTCGACACGAATCGGCAGGCGGACCTCGGCGGGCTGTCGATCACCGGGTCCCAGCTCAACCAGGGAGGTGCAGCCGATTTCGTCGTGCTGTCGGGCGTCGTGGGTGCCGCGGTGACTGGCGTGACGATGGTCTACATCGGACCGAGCACGCGGGTACCCGCCTCGGTCGTCCAGAGGACGTCGGGTGGCGTCGCACCGGCCGTCGCCGTGCCGACGTCTGCTGTGGTGGAGACCGGGACCATCCGCGTCGGCTGGTGACACTTCGCTCAGCCCTGCCCGGCCAGCTCCCTGAGCGCCCGGAGTGCCTCGTCGTCACCCGCGAAGAACAGGTGGGCGAGGGCTGGGAGGTGCCTGATCCCCGCCTCGTAGGCGCGGTCCTCGTTGACCCGCTCACCATCCCGGATCACCTGGCACCAGCCGGCCAGGCAGTGGGTGGTCTCGCAGGTGTGGTACCGCGCCATCGCGAGGTGACCACCCTGATCGACCTGGGCGAGGATCTCGCGGGCGAGTTCCCGCTGGTCCTCGATCGGAGGCGCGGAAGCATCACCCCACGTCCACCCCGACCCGTAGACCCGGGCCTGGCCGGAGACCCAGGCCTGGCCGAAGACCCTGGCCTCGCCGTAGACCCGAGCATAGTCGGAGACCACGGCCTTGCCGTAGACCCTGGCCTCGCCGAAGACCCTGGCCTCGCCG